AAGCCGACGCCGCGCCAGGAGGTGACGATCGCGCAGATCGGGGCCGCCGGGGTGCCGGTCTTTGTCATCAAGGACGAGGACAGCCTCGACGTATTTAAAAATTGGATAAGGGAACAAGTGGATGGGCCTGATCGAAGAGCGCACCGGCGGCCCGTACGGGGTGTCGATGTATAAGCGGCGCAAGAAGTTCACGGCCGGTCGCGTGGCATGTCTCGGGGTCATCATCGCGCTGGTTGGCAATGAGCTGACTGAGGGGTGGGTGCGCGAGGCGTTTGAGATCGGCGCCATTATCATCGCCGTGCTTGGGTTGATGCTCGAATGATCACCCTTAGTACCGGTACTAACATGTTCGTCACCTCGAATGCCAAGCACGTCATCGTGCCCTGGCAGGAGAACCTCGCCAGGGTGGTGCCGCATGCGCGCACCCTCGTGCACGAGGGTGCGCGCATGCTCGTGCTGCCCAACCGGCAGGACGAGATCAGGGTCGCGCGCAACCTCGGGCTCGCGATCCCGTCGCCGGTCCTGACCAGTTATGATTGGCTCGGCAAGAAGCCCTGGGACATTCAGCGCACCACGACCGCGCTATTAGCCGAGAGCCCCCGGGCCTACGTGCTGAACGAGTTCGGCACCGGCAAGACCCGCAGTGTTATTTGGGCAGCCGACTACCTCAAACGAACAGACAACATCGGGCCGGTGCTGGTGACCGCACCCCTGTCGACATTAACCCCGGTGTGGGAAGCCGAACTCTTTCGGTTGATCCCAGCGGCGCGCGTCCAGCTGATCCACGGCACCAAGGCACGACGGATCGAACGCCTCAAGGAAGACGCCGATTGGTACATCATCAACCATCATGGCCTCGACCTGATGCTCGACGAGCTGATCGCGCGCAAGTTTCAGATCTTCGTAATCGACGAGCTGGCGGTCCTGCGCAATCGAAGAACCTTATGGTGGAAGGCAGCCAATGTCCTGATGAACAACCAGGCCACCTCGGTCAAATACGTCTGGGGGCTGACGGGCTCGCCGACGCCGAAGGCCCCGACCGACGCCTGGGCGCAGATCAAGCTGATGACACCCGGTCAGACCACCCGGACCTTTACCAGGTTCCGTGACCTGACGATGCGCCAGGTCTCACCCTTTAGATGGGTGAAGCGGAACACCGCGCGCCAGCTGATCCACGACCAGATGCAGCCTGCCGTGCGCTTCGCGCTCGACGATGTGACCGAGCTGCCGGCGATCACCTACCGCAGCCAGAAGGTACCGCTCGAACCCGAGGCGGCGCAGGCCTACCAGCTGATGATGAACAAGCTGCGGGTCATCACCAAAAACGGCGAGACGATCACCGCCGTCAACGAGGCGGTCCTGCAGAGTAAGTTACTGCAGGTCTCGTGCGGGTTCATCTATACCGACAAAAAAGGGATTTACCGGTTACCCGTTAACTCACGGCTGCAAGCTCTTCTCGATATCGTCGAGAGCACCGACCGTAAGTTCCTGGTGTTCGTGCCGTTCCTGCATGCGCTCGACGGCGTCGCCACGTTTTTACAAAAAGCGGGCGAGGACATCGCGGTGGTGCATGGCCAGACTCCGGTCGGGTTTCGCAACAAGGTATTTAGATCGTTCCAGGAAAGCCTCGACGAGGTTCGCGGCATCGTCGCACACCCGGCCTGTATGTCGCACGGACTCACACTCACTGCCGCCAACACGGTGATCTGGTACTCGCCGGTCAACAACTACGAGACCTACGAGCAGGCCAACGCGCGGGTCTACCGGCCAGGCCAGACCAGCAAGACTTTGATCGCGCATCTGATCGGCACACCGGTCGAGCAGGCCACGTATCGGCGGCTGCAGGAGCGGGGTAACTTCCAGGGGATGCTGCTCGAGCTGTTCCACCGGCAGGAGCAGGACCTATGACCTTGACAAATCACGACCAACCCCCTAAGTACCAATCGTCCATTAAGTCCATCCGAGTACAACTACGGCGCGCGGCTCCGAACCGCGCGCCGTTTTTTTATTTGTCTTGGAGGTGACATGGGCTTCCACGAAGACGAGGTGCGGCGCGTCCTACGGTGGACGCCGAATTACTACGCCGCGACGCAACGGCTATGGCCCAATCTTAAACGCGACGACCAGGAACTAATCGCTGCAGCTTTACAGGTGGTGAGCGATGACGCCCGGCGACATGATCAACAACTATCTCAAACTCCGCAGGAAGCTGGAGAAGATAGCGGAGAGGCACAAGCAGGAGCTGGAGCCCTACCTCGAACTGAAGAACCAGTTGGAGGTGAGCCTCTTAGCTCACCTCCACGAAGCCAAGGTCGACAGCACAAAGTCCGAGGCCGGCACCGCGTTTAAGGCGACCGCCACATCGGTGACGGTCAAGGACTGGAACAAGACCCTGCCATTTATTATCGAGAACGAGCTGTGGGATCTGTTGGAAGGGCGCGTCGCGAAGAACGCGGCGATCGAGGTGATCGAGGAGCGCGCCGCACCGATCCCGGGCGTCGAAGTTTCTCAAACGACGGTCTTGCGGGTGCGTGCCGGGTAGGTCTAAACTCGCATAACTACAGTTCCTATAATATCGGAGGATGGACGATGGCAGGGCAACTTATCCCAATCGATCGCGGTCCCTCGAAGATCGTGCTGCACCGTCGATCGACGCTGCTCGATAACGCGAAGCAGGGACTGCAACCAAGCTTCGCTGTGATCGGCTACAAGGGGCGCAACTGGCGTCTCAAATTCCGCAGTGAAGAAACCCTCCTGCGCGACGACCGTGGCCAGCCGCTCGGGTCCATCGAGGTCGTCATTGTCGGGGTTAGCCCAAATATCTCACGACAGTATTTTGCCAAAAGCTACACCGAAGGCGACGACGAGGGGCCGGACTGCTTCTCGACCAATGGCGAGAAACCCGACGCCGCCGCGCCACGCAAGCAGCACGAAGTCTGCGCCACCTGCAAATGGTCGGCATGGGGATCGCGGATCACCGACGCTGGCAAGCGCTCCAAGATGTGCCAGGACACGCGCCGGCTGGCGGTGGTGCCGCTGATCGACATCGAGAACGAGACCTTCGGCGGCCCGATGCTACTGCGGTTACCACCGATGAGTTTGAATAATCTCGGGAACTATTCCGACTTCCTGGCACGCAAGGGTGCGTCCTTCGAGTATGTCGGCACCCGCATCGGGTTCGACTACGACGTCGCGTATCCGAGGCTCACTTTCGAGGCGATTGGCTTCTTGTCCGAAGAGGACCAGAAGCTGGTGATCGGCGAGGACGGCAGTGGTGGGGTCTGCGCCGACCCGATGCTGATGCGGATGCTGTTCGACAACTCGAATGTCGGCCGCTCGGTCGAGGAAGAGGATACGAACAGTAAGGTCGTGCCGATGGCGCGCGGCGGCAAGCAAGCCGCGTCGGACCCGCGTCAGCCGCCGGAGGAACCCGAAGAACCCGAGGAACCGGCGGAGCCGATGGGCCCGCCTGCGCCAGAACCCCCTCCGCAGCCCCAGGAAGCGAAGAAACCGGTTAACCCGTTCCAGCAGGCGCTCAAGCCGCAAGCCCCACCAGAGCCCGTCCAGGAGCCCGCTAAGGCCCCTCGCGGCAAGAAGGTGAACCGGGGCTCGGTCATGCAGCCGGCGCCGGCCTCGCTCAACGAGGCGGTCGACAACCTGCTCGGCGACGACGCCGCTTAGCACCCAGCTTGTTCGACGGCAGGGGGCGTCTTGACGCCCCCTTTTTCCGGGACGTTGGGGAATGCTCGATGCCGAGACATTTCTAGCTCGTATTGTCCCCGCCGACGGGTACATCGCCTTCGCCTACAAGGGCCCCAACTTCAGGGCGATGGCGCATAGGTTCTTTCCGTACCAGGATCTGACCGACGCCGCCAACTGGATGCGGTACGTCAGCCACAAGATCGACGTGTGGTACGCCGTCGCGTCCTACAAGGACGCAGCTCAGGCCAAGACCGACGGCAACGGCAACCCGATCTACAAGGGCAAGCGCGACCAGGCCAACACGGTCAGTTTGAAATGCTTCTGGTACGACGCCGATATCTCACGACCGGGTGATAATAAATCACCCGACCAGGTCTACACCGACGATCTGCATGTCACGCGCTGGCTGGCCCAGGCTAAAACCCAGGGCCTGCCCATACCCAATCTGTGGATCAGGTCGGGCTACGGTGTGCACCTGTATTGGGTGCTGGACACACCGTTGCCCCGGGTCGAGTGGATAACGCACGCGCAGCGCTTCCGGCAGCTTTTAATAAACACCGGCGCGCGCGGCGACATCGGGGTCTCGACTGACTGCGCCCGCATACTCAGGATACCGGAGAGCTGGAACCACAAAGTCCCAGCCAACCCAACCCAATGCTACGACATGACGCCGCCGGCCATCGAGCAGCGCCTACCGGACTACAAAACTCAGGACTTTATAAAACTACTGCCGGTTAGTACCGGTACTAAACAACTCACTGGTTCACCGGCCGCGCCGGTGAACCGTTCGCCGCTGCTCTCAGCGGCGAAGGCCGGGCTCGCTCGCGCGCCGCATGACTTTAAACTCATTGCCAACCGCTGCCCGCAGGTCGCCAGGTCGCTCGCCGAGGCAGGAGCAACCGACGCCCGCCCGCTGTGGCACCTGATGCTCAATCTGGCTTATCTCTGCGGAGATAAGCAATCGGCGCACGATATCGGTTCGGCGCACCCAACCTACTCGGTGGCCGACACCGACAACAAGTGGGACCAGACCGAGGCCGAGCATCAACACAAGGATTTCGGCGCGCCCTTTTGCGCGAGCTTCGACAGCGCGCGACCGGGCATCTGCTCAATGTGTCACCACTGGCAGAAGATCACCTCGCCCTACAGCCTCGGTCTTCTCGACGATCCGACCACAACCGGCTTACCCAGTGGGTACCGGCACGGCCAGGACGCCCTGGAGATTTATCTCAAGGATGGTTGGACGAAGCTAGTCGAGGGCGCGGTCTCCAACCCGAAGCTGTTCCGCCACGGCGACACCTACCGGCTCCTGTTCGACTACACCTTCGCCGGCCGCGCCTCGCATGTCGTCATCAACGATAAGGACATCAGCTCGACGGTCGACAAGCTGCGCGGGCTCCTGGTGACACAAGGCGTCTCGCTCAATTACACAACCACCATACCGTTTGGGAAATTTATCATGGCCTGGATCGAGGAGCTGCGGAAACACACCGTCGTCGAGCTGAGGCCGCCCTTTGGCTGGGTGACCAACACAGATGGGACTTATCTGGGGCTTAGTGTCGCCGGAACCTTCTATGGGGCAGACGGGTCGGAAAATGAGGCTCTCACCGGTGACCCGAAGATCCACGAGTTTTACCAACCGAGGGGCAACATCGACACCTGGAAGAAGTCCGTCGAGTTTGTCGTTGGCACCAGGCCCGATCTGCAAGCGACCTTTGCCGTTGCATTCGCCGCGCCGATCATGGAGCTGGTCGGCGAGAGCGGCATTCTGTCGATATGGTCAAAGGAGTCGGCCACATACAAAACATCGGTGTTTCACTCCGGCAGCTCGGTGTGGTGTGACCCTATAAGGGGCACCTCGGCGATCCGCGACACAACCAATTCAGTACAGCAAAGCTTAATGCAGACGCGGTTCATGCCGGTGTTCTGGGATGAAGTCCATATAGACACACCCGAACAGCGCGCCACGATGGTCGAGATGTTCTTTAACATCACGCAAGGTCGGGGCAGGGCGCGGCTCGACCAGAAGATGGAACAACGCGACCCGGGGCAGTGGCGCACGATGATGGCGACTGCATCGAACCACCCGATGAGCGATCTCATAGAACAGGACCGGCAGGGAACCGATGCTGGCACGCTGCGGGTGTTCGAGTACCGGTTTGCAGTTCCCTCAGGACCTACCACTGGACCCAACATTGCCGGCGAGGCGCAGTACCACTACGGCCATGCCGGGCGGGTTTATGCAAAGTGGCTGGCTCAAAACGTCGACCGGATCAAAACCAACATCAAGCAGGTTAGGGAGATCATCAAAGAGAAACTCGAAGCCCGCAGATTGGAGGGGCCGAAGGGTAACGAGAGGTTCTACATCGCTTCTATCGTCGGCATCGTGGTCGGAGCGGCGATCGCCAAACACCTTGGCCTGGTCAACCTGCAGCCGAGCGGTATTTTGAATTTCCTGCTCGACCGTTTTATCGAGCAGCGCGCAGAGCGCGAAGAGAACAACCCGGTGCACGACGAGGCAATGTGGCTGTCGCGCAACTTCGAGAAGTTTGTATCGGACCACACGGAGCATCTCTTAGTCACCCAGAGTTTCATCCCGCGCGGACGACCGCGCGCTGGCCTGCCCCAGGACCGGGTGCGGGTCCTGAAACAGCCAGGACCGAAGTGCGTCTATGCCAAGATCCACATTGGCCTCGACGACGCCGAGATGCGCTTCGATCGGCAGGACTTCATCAAGTGGTGCTTCGCCAACGGGCTCTCATACAAGGGGCTGCTCGAGGTGATGCAGCGCGATTGGAGTGTGAGCGACAAGGTCAGGAACATCCTGGCCAAATCGACCGACTGGGCTTCGGGCGGGCAGGTCTACTACCACCGAGTCCCGCTGACGAGACCTGAGCTTTCCCACCATCTGGGTTGGGGAACGCCGGTTAGTACCGGTACTAACGTCGTACCACTGACAGGAGGAACGTGATGCCAAGAAGAACGCCCTCGGGGAAGAAGACCGCCGTCGCCGACGTCGAGGACAAGCTCAAGAAGGAGTACCCGAACAACCCCGGCGCGGTGTACGGCACGCTGAACAAGATCGGTTTAAAGCGCGGCAACAAGACCACCGCCAAGGGGCGGCGGGCAGCCAAGGGAGCCTGACATGCGGATTAACATATACGACGAAGAGCTGGGTGAAGGCGTCGACCTGATCCAGCAAACATCGCGGAACGGCGAGGTGTTTCTCGGGTTGCGGGTGTGGCTCAAGTCACCGCAGGAAATCCTCGACCACTCGACACCGGAAGATGACGACCGATCGGCGGTCACCTTCTGGTCACGCGACGTAAACGTTATCAAAGTTCTGATCGACCAGATGCGCTTGTCAATTTGGATTGACCCATAATTATAGGAGTGTTATTATATGCCACGTATTCAAACACTTGAAGAAGTGGCGGAAGAATACCGCGTGTCACCGAGGTGGCTGCGCGACTATGTGCGCGCACACAACATCCCGGTGTTGCGCAGCCGTCACAAAATCAGGTTTGATCACGTCGCGATCACGAAACTTGAAGAGGAAATGCGATGTCGCTCAAAGTCCGAGAAAGAGGTGACCGTCCGGGGACGTACCAAATCTACGGCAGTGCAGGCGGGCAGCTCATACGACAGACTGCTCAGTCTCACAGCCTCAAGCTCGCCAAAGAAGAAGCCGCCCTCCTCGAGGCGCGGCTCATCAAGGAGGAACTCACCGGCGCAAAAGGTCGTCGCGATCGGCTCTTCGCCGAGATCGCCGAAGCATACATAGAAAACCAGAAACGACACCCAGCACAGATCACTCGCATCCTGGCAATTGTCCGGGCGCTCGGTGACAAACGGGTCAGCGCAATCGACCAGGAAGAAGTCGACCGGATTACCCACATGCTAATCAAGAAGCAACACCCTGCACGCAACACCGTCAAGATCACCGTCACCATGCCGCTGCGGGCCGTGATCAACTTCGGCTGGCGGCGGCGCTGGTGCGAGGCAATCCCGCCCTTCGAGCTGCCCGACGAGAACCGCGCCAAGAAGACCGCGACGATCCTACCGCATGAAGCGAGGCTCTTGGTCGATGCCGCATCGCGGCATATCCGGCCGATCCTCGTTACGATGTTTGGCATCGGCTCGCGGATCACCGAGACGCTGGCGCTGGAATGGGCCGACGTCGATCTCACCACCGCCAAGGCGACGTTGATCCAGAAGGGCCGGAACGGCGGGCGGGTGCGGCATGTCCGGTTGCCGCCGGCGGTCGTCGCGGCCCTGGCCTCGATCCCGGGTCCACGGGAGGGGCGTGTCTTCCTCACCCGCTTCGGCCTGCCCTACCGGCTCGACCGCCAAAAGGAGGGGCGCGGCGGCGGTTCCCTCGACCACGCCCTAACCAGTGCGATGCGACGCGCCGGGTTCGCTGGTCAGCCCTGGACGGCGCACACGCTGCGCCACAGCTGGGCCTCCTGGCACCTGGCGGTCTACCGTAGTCCGAAGCGGCTGCAGGAGGATGGCGGCTGGGACCGGCTGACGATGATCGACCGCTATACCCATCTGGCCCCGGAGGGGCACGAGGCGGCGATCCTGGCCTTTTGGGGTCTCGGTGCCAAAGTTGACACCAAGGTTACACCAGACCAAAACGGGGTTGCGCTAACTGCTTGAAGTAATATAGGGTTTTTGACTATGGCGACCAACCCTACAAGTAGATCGACATAGTTTAAGCCATCCTTTAATTACCTTAGATTTCCTAACGTTTACAAGCGCCTGGAAAATATAGCACCTACAAACACGCACCGACAGAAACTCAAAAACACGAACAGAAACGAACCAAATTGACACCAGGATTACACCAAGCGTTCTCGATGTGTACCGGAGGGACGATGCACCAGACGACAAAACGCTCGCGCGGCAGACCGCGCACCCGACCACCGAAGCCGCTACGGTCAGCGTACCCAATGCGCATGCGCTACCCGGACTTTCGATTGAACGGACCGTTCTACCGGTTCGATGACGACAAAGGCCCCACGGTCGTCGCCTGGGCGCATCATGAAATGTGCCCGATCTTCTACGGCACCTACGACGACTGCCAGGAGCTGCTGCGTGACCTACGTGCTACGTCCGCAAATACAGCAAGGCCAGCATCAGCAGCATGAGGAGGACGGACCAGAGTAACGCCTCGCACGCCAGGATTAGAGTGCGGATCACTGTGGCCTGGGGGTCGCGTTTGGCTCCCAGTTTTCCCGTCCATCCTTCGCGACGTGGACCAGTGTCGCTTGGCACTCCGGGTGCCACCAGGGATGGCACCAGCAATCCAGGTCGAGGATATGCCGGCGGCTGTCGCCCTTTGGGACGAGGTGCTTGGTGCGACCATCGTCGTCGTGGTAGACGCCCCAGCCGGTTTCCAGGGGCAGCGGGTGCTTTCTGTTGGCCTCGTGGTAGGCGCGCAACCGGCGGGCCTCGTGGTGCTTCATCTTCATCTTCATCGCTAACCGCCGAGCGGCGGTGGCGGCCGGAAGACGCAGCTTAGCTCGTGCTCAGGCCCACGGCACCCACAAGAAATGCCAGGGGCGGGAATTGGTGGTGGTTCCGGTAACTCGTGTTTATGAGGCACCACCACAAACCCTTCCACCCAGAGCCAAGCGAGTAAGTGGTCTGTACGTGAAAGCTCAACCGGCTGGTAGCCAGCCGCAAAATAACGACACAATGCCGAACGCGCTCTCGACGAGTTCATCAGTTAAATCCGTTGATAATTCGCCGCGCGGTGTCGATGGTTGGTGACACCATGTAGAGCAGCGCCATCGTGGAAAGGACGGGGCTGTCAGCCCATTCCCGATGCTTGGCGAGATCGCTCAACATCGAGGTGACGGCGTTCTGATAGTCACCCCTGTTGAGGTACTCGAGCGCCCGTTCACGACACCAAGCGAGATGCTCGTCGCGGTTCATGTAAAGACTGCCAAAAAATACGATAGTGTTCGATCTGCGTCCAAGGTGTCGGTTTCATTAGTCGTCCTGTGCGAGGGCGTGAAGGGTCTCCAGCGCGTCAGTAATTAAGTGCACGAGGGCAGGCGAGTGCGCCTCGTAGCGAAGAACGATTTGCTTACATTCTTCGATAACTTCTGCGCGGACCGAGTGCGAGGTCTCGATGCGGTCGGTAAGGTAATCCCAGTCGTCGATCAGAAGCCAGCCGCTGGCAATCTCGCGGAAGCCGTCTCTCATCCTAGCTCCTTCCGCGCCGCATCGATCGCCAGGTTGAGTTCGCGCAGCCGGCCCTCGTCGCTAGACGCTTCGCGCGCTAGCGAGCGGTAGCGATGTTCCGCCAGAACCAGCCGCTGATCGTTCGCTAGTCCCGCCACGTCGCCAAACATCCCTCGCCAATCAATCGCCTTGCCATCTGGTGATGGCAAGGCGAGGCGTGCACCCTCAGTAGCTTGTTCAGCAGTATAAGCGCCCCAGCGTTCGAGCCCGCGCATCGCGCTGAGCGTCAGCTCGATCGCGTGGATGTTGTCCGCCAACTTGGTGTACTTGTCGGCGGCTAGCACCCGCAGCTCACCCTTCCGGTCGTTCCACCACAATGCCGCGCCAGGGTCGCCGGCATAGATCCGTTGGTGATTGCGCGAGAGTATCCAGGCGCGGATTTTCCAGGCAGACATTTCGCGCTCGACACCGCGCGCCGCCTTCGCAACCTCGGGGTGGCGGAAGGGGCTGTCGACCTTATTGACCGTGCGCGGCTTGGTCTCGGGCCAGCACAGCCGGCTCTCGGTGACCTCGCCTAGTTCGGTAATCATCGATCACTCGATCTGAACACCATTGCTGGGCGGCGCTACCGTAGAACCGCCGGCGTTGGTCGCGGTGACGACGCAGTTAACTGTCTTACCGGAGTCGGTCGGATCGACGAGGTAGGTGTTACTGCCGTCGCCAACGGCAGCGCCATCACTCTGCCACTGGTAAACATATGACTCGGGCAAGTTGCCCCAATTGCCCATTGTGCAGGTCAAGACAGAACCGGCAGAGGGCGAACCCGAAACATACGGGGTGCTGACACAGACAGGTGCCGGCATGGTGGTTGGTCCAGTATACGTCACCTCGGTGACGTCGGAGCCCGAGGGTTTCGGACCCGGCGCGGCCACCTGGGTCAACAGGCTGCGGCTGTAGTAGACGTGCAGCCCGTCCTGTATCCAACGGTTAACGTGCGACACAAAGTCAGGCTCGTACAACTGCGACGACCACAAGGTGAGGTACCCCGAACGCGAGTTGTCGTAGAGGAACTGGATAAACTCCGGGGGTGCCGGCTGTCTTGGGTCAAGCCCGGCGGCGTCGAGATCGAGCAGGGTGATCGGCTCTGCCATTGGAACCTCCTTAATGCATGCCGGCTGGGTAGAACACATGGATCGTCAGCAGCAGCGCGACGATCCAGGCCAGCCACGAGCTAGCCCACGGGTACGGGTGTTGCGGTATCGGCAGTATGGCGAGGAACCATAGGAACAACGACACGATCAACAGGATTTCGACGATCATCTTCGTACTCTCCTAAACGCCCGGAACAACCGGCACCAGTCGACGCGGCGCACCGTGCCAGCCACCAGCTCGCACGCGCTGGGCGCCTGGAAGTGCCGGCACATCCCGCAATGGTTCGGCCCCTTGGCAGGCGCCTCGAACTCAACCGATGCCTTCGACACCTTCGCCATCGGTTCCGACCAGGCTATTTTTATAGCCGCTATAATAACCCTCGGACCTTGAGTTTGTTAAGCCGGAAAAAATTGCGCGGGTTCAACTCATAAGCCAGCAGCGCGCGCTCCAGCTCGCGGCAATAGGCCTCGTTCTCGGCAGCTTCCATCGCCGTCCAGTCAGTCGAGGGGATCGCCGGCGGCACCGGCCGGTCGATCTGGTAGTTTAGTACTGGTACTAACAGCGCCGTTCTCATTGCGCGAACCTCCCAACCTGACTGAGCGCAGGCACCTCCTTCTTCGGTATGTGCAGTCCGTAGGTACCCGGTGTTGCATTGGCCACCGCCTGCGCCTTGAGTTCGGACTGGATCGTCTTCATTGTGATCGGCGTCGTCGGGTGCGTCTTGTTGTACTCGCCGATTTGGGTAATGACCTTGCCTCGATCAGCAGGCAGCGCCGTCAGCATTTTTTGCAGCAGCTGCGAGTGCTCGTCCTTGTCTACCTGACGCTCGGTCTGTTCGGCGTTCCTAGCATCGCGCGCGATCCCAACATCGTCGGGGTTGAAACCGGTAGCTTTCAGCAGCGCATCGTAAGTGCTGAACTTGTTCGCCGGCAGGATGACATCGCCGCGTGGTGAGGTCACGCCACGCGTCGACCATTGGTAGGCCTGGATCGGATCGGTGATGATGCGCGGCAATACCCCACGGGTCAGCCCACTAAAGTTTCCATTGATCGCATTGCGTCCCGCCTGGAAGTAGCTCTCGATCGTGTCGCCAGCCGCGCCGGTCACCGCCTGCGCCATCAGGTTGAGAAGTCCGGTGCGCGAGAAATCCCGCAGCTCCGGGGCCTCGATCGCGTTGGCCAGCTTGACGGTCGACAACCGAATACCGCCTAACGTAAACACGCCACGCGCCAAAACTTCGGCAGGGGTCTTGCCCACGGTATCCCGCAACCAATTCCTGGTCATCGTCTCGAGGTGTTCGTTGGTGTGCGGCCGATCCGACCCTGTCGCATAATCGTAGAGCCCGAGACCGATCATCACCGGCAATGACCCGAATACCGCCGCCGTCGTGCCTGAGACCATCGCATGGGTTAGCAACATGGCGCCGAGTGCCTTGACGGCCTCGGTACGCTCCGGGCCGCTTCGGCGCAGCGCCTCATTCACCAGGTTGCCAAGCAACCCATATTGATGCAACCCATATAACCGGTACTGCAGGACCGGCGCTGCGAACTGCCCGAGCCGGCCACGCGACGTGGTGATGGTGCCTTTGTTGTGCAGGTTGTAGTTTGGCATCGTGTCGCGCGCCTGCTGCATCGCGTAGTTGATCGCGTCATCGACATTGCCGTTGTTGCGCCGCAGCTCCATGTCGAACGCCGTTTTGGCGATGACGGTGCGGTTCATGCTATCCATCGCATGCTCGCCAACCGCGAACAGGTTCATCGTATTGGTCACGATGTTGGGCAGCCACGGCACGTACTTGCCGCGCACCCCGGTCAAGAACCCCTCCGGCCCGGCCATACGCTGGATCTCACGCACCATCGTGTGGTCGATCAGGCTGGCGTCGTTTAACGCCTGGACCAGCCGGTTGGCGTGATCCTCGGGCATGCCCGACTTGATCATACGCTGACGGTAGAGATTGGAGATATCCCAATCGGCCAGCTTTAGCTCACCAGCAACCGCCTTCATCGCGTTCCTGCCGGTGAACCTGCCAGCCTCACCGGCGAGGGTCGCCATATTGCGCGCCAGCCCCAAACCCGTTGCGCCAAACCCGTGGCGCGCGCCGATTAGGCTCACCGCATTCGAGTGTGCATCGGCCAGCTGCACCGCAAAATGGCCGATGCGCATCAAATTGTTGACGAAGCTCGTGTTAGTGAAACCGCGCGCGGTCGTCCCCAACATGTCGGACGACGTATCCCCATCGGCTGGGGCGGTACGCCCCTTCACCGCATCAAGAACCGTCTGGGCACGCTGCGCATCGGCATCACTTTCAGCGGTCTGGTGCAAATCGCGCACTCGCTCTTCCATGCGGCGGATTGCGTCCAGCTCGTCGGCCCTAGTGGCGATGTTGCCCATACGCGAGGTATGGGCCATGAACTCCTGGTTCAAAATACGCGCGTGGTCGCTCGACGCACCGGAGACACCCTCGCGCCGCATCGACGCCATGTGGCTCACCGACCGGGTCATCGTGCGGAGCATCAGCTCGGCAATCGCCTCGCGCACCTGGTCGCGGGTATCGGCGTCGACGTTGCGCCGGGAAAGCTCCTGGTCGATCGTATTAAGCGAGCGTTCTGGGATAATCCTAGAAGCCTGTTCCTGCGACTTAACGAACACCCGCGACACGTTAGACGCCCCCTCACGAGCGAGTTCTGCCCGCCGCACCTGCGCCTGGGTGTAACGCTCGAACATCTCGACGCCATAGCTGCCGGGCACATCCCGGTTGCCATAGGTCACGACGTACTGACCATGTCGACGTAAAGGAAAATAATCTCCCTGGATACGCCCAGCCTGCAAAGCCTTGGCCAGCTCACGTTGGATCACATCCGGGTTGCCGCGACCGGCCAGCTCGTCGAGCCCGGCATCGGTCTTGGCGCGTTCTGCCCAATCCGCTCGTTCCTGCGGCGTTAGATCGGTGACGCGCCGCAGCACGTCCTCGATGTTTACCTTCTCCTGATCAGCACGCCACTGCTGATAGACGTCACGCAGGTCACGGTAAGCCTGCTGCGCCGCCGGGTGCAGCCTGTTAAACCGATCCTGCAATTCAGCCAGGTTATCACGCTGCTCCGGGGTTGCTAGATGATCGTTGGCACGCGGGTTCTCGCTGCCAAGCTTGACGTTGGCCAGCGACACATCGTTGATCAATGTTTTGAGTTTTTCACTATCCGGTCCACGCCGCAGCCGTTCCGCAAGGTTGGTAACGGTAGGCTCGTAAGCGTGACGCTCCTGGCTGGACCGTGCGGTCGCGCCCTCGCGTGCCGAACGTACCTCTGTTACTTCCGGCACCAGCTGACGGTTATAGCGCTCAATCGCGTCCAACGGCATGGTCGAGAGTGCCAGGCGCCGCCCCGCATTAAACGGCTGAGCGAACAACGCGCGCATCGTTTCCATCGCACGTTCGGTGCGCTGGTTGATCGGCGTCTCCATCGCGTTGGTGTTATGGACGAGGGCGGACCTTTGGTCCGCAGCCTCGGCGGCCGGACCCCTATCAGGCCCAAACCTGCGGAACTCGCTGCCGGCCTGAACGATATCGGTCAGCGGACGCAACACATGATCGAGAACACTCCCCTGATTGCGCGATAGGTTAAACATGTTGCGCAGCACGGTCTTGAACGCGGTCCACAAATTGGGCCTGCCGCCCAGCTCGGGCCCGAGGCCAAGCTCGTTCAGGATGCGCTGCAGCCTCGGGTTGACCGCGCGCTGCGCCATTAGATCCTGCAGATGCGCGTCGGTCAGGCTGTAGGTCAGCGCCTCGTCCTTGTCCCGCATCGCGCTTCTGAGCGAGAGCCGTTCGTCCGGCGTCAGCTCGCGGCCAGGTGCATCGTGCATGCTCTGCAACTGGCTGGTGATCTCATTCAGCGCTGTAAGATGACCGCGCTCGCGATCGGTCAAATCGGCGGTCGGGGCGGTACGCAGGCGCTCGATGTATTTGTAGGTCGCTGCGTGCAGCGCCTCGTGCAGCACGCTGGTGGCCAAACCATGCGTATCAGCCACATCGCGCAGGTACGGCTCGTTGAAGGTGATCATTTCCGGGCGCCCGTCTCGGGCGCTGAAATACCGTGCCACCTCCTGCAGGCGCGGCTCGGAAACACCGTAGCGCGCTTGCGCCGCCTCGTGCGTCATGGCCTGCAGATCAGCCGGCAGCATCCGCTTCAACTGCCTGGCGAGCGCGGCATAGTGCGGCGCCTGGGTCTGGGCGTGTGGGTTATTGATGATCGCGTCGAGATAGTCGTGGATCGACGCCGGCTCGCCGCGTGCCTGCGAGCGTTCGAGGACATTCCAGAGCGGCTGGTTGAGCGTCGACGAGGCATGCCGCCGAACCACCGCACCCAGATTGGCCAGCCCCTCGCGTGCCCGCATCAAGCGCGACGCAACGCTGGCACTAGCGCTGCCCTCCTCGACATTGCGCAGGTTGTCCTCCAGCAACATCAGATCGGCCAGCCGCTCCTTGCGGTTCAGCTGTTCGTTGATCTCGGCCTGGAGGGTTTTGGTAAGGCCCTGACGCTGCTTCCCACCGGGTGCCTCTTGCAGCGCCTTGGCTCGCTCGATCAGATCTTTCTCGAGGTTGGGATCGTTAGCGCGGTCAATCTCAGCACGGACGTAATCCCGCAGCCTGTCATACAACCGCGCCGGCCCCTGCTTCTGGGAGCCGTAGAGCCGGTGCGCTTCGGCTGGTGACAGTCCTTCGTCGAGCACCCGCTTGACGATCGCCGCAGCGCGCCGGTCGAGCTTTTCAGGTAATGGTGGTGTCTCCTTAGTACCGGTACTAACCGCCTCGACCGGCCTGCCCTCGGTAGGTTCAAACACCTGCTTCTGTGACTTCACCTCCTGGCGTGCTTCCTCGGCCATGCGCGATACCCGCCTGACCGGTGGTGCAGGCGGCGGTTCTTCTGTAGGTGGCGCGGTGTAGACCTTGCCGCGTTCGGGCGTTGACTCGACCTTCTGAGCCTGGCGCTTACGCAACTGAGCGCCCACAGTTTCTGTTGGTACTGTTGCAGTCTTAGCAGCTTGCTTGGCGCGCAGCTGCTCTCCTACAGTTCCTGTAGTTTCAGCCGGTGCCTCGGCCCGCGCAGCACGCGCTTGCGCCAGGGCAACCTCGGGCGTTTCACCTCTACCGATAACCCCAGTCTCGTCACTGACGGCAAAGCCCTTGCCCTCACGCGCGACCGTCAGCCCTTCGGTCGAGGCGGCAGGCTCAAACGCGGGTTTAGTAGCGGCGGGTGGAGCACTGCTGCCCTCGCCAGCTGCGAGGTCTTCTAACCTCGCAGCGTGCACGCCGCGATAAACTTCTCCGGTAGCGCTCCTGATGTCGTTGACAAGCCCAGCACGTTCGAGCGCCTGTTGCTGCTCCGGGGTAAACTGCTCGATCGGGTAGGCGTTCTCCGGTGTCTTGGTCAGCTCGCCAGTAGGAGGTGCCTCAACGTTCGCACCTTCGCCTTCTCCTGCTGGTGCAGGAGAAGGCTGAGTCGGCGCTTCCTCTTTGGGTGCGAGGTTAGCCGGATCGCGGGCGCGGGCGAACTGGTAGGCCTGCTCGGCGGTATCCCCGACAGCCACGACATGACCGTCGGGCGTCTTGACCACATACCCCGGTCCCTGGTCGTCGGGCTCGACAGTCCAGCCCTCACGCGTTTCCAGGGGCGGCGGCGCTCCCATCGGACCGCGCTCCGATGGTGGTGGCGGTGGGGGCTCGGGATACTTGGTACGCTCGATCGGTTCGTTGGTGACGCGCCGGGTTCCGGGTTCCTCACCGGCCAACGGCAAGCGGCCCTGCTGCTCGGTGGTGACCGGCAGCTCGCCCTGCTGACCGGTGTCTCGCGCCGGCTGTGGGGTACTCCGAACACCCGGCAACTCGGGCTGGCCGGGCGGTGGTTCCGGGTACCCCCCGGGGGGTACCCGGAGCTGCGTCGGTGGGGTGGGCAGCGGAAGCTGCTCCCCAGGCCCCGTAGGCGCCCCAGGAATGGGCAGTTCACCCTGGGTGGGGGGTGGGGCAGGGGGCGGCGCTTCCGGCGCTCCTGGCGCACCGTAGGCGCCTGGCGGCCCAGGCTGGGGTGGCGGCGGTGGCTCGGGTGGCGGCACCGGTGGCCCGAACTGCTCGGGCGGGCGCGGCCCATAGGCACCCGGCGCACCGGGTCCTCCCGATGGCGCCTGCTCACCGGAAGGCGGCGGCGGTCCATAACCGCCGGGCGGTCCCGGTCCAGGCGGTGGGGCCGGCGGCCCGAACTGCTCGGGCGGACGCGGACCATAGCTCCCGGGCGGCGGCACGCCGCCTTGCTCCTGCGCCGTCTCGCCCAACGCGGCGCTTTCTTCCGGCGTCACGCCCTTGTCAGTGGGTGGTGGTGCACGACCGCGCGACCCGAGATACCCGACCGCGCCAAAGAGCGGCGCGCCGATCACACCACCGACCGCTGCTTCGGCAAGCTGCGCACCGGTGGGAGCTTCGTACTGCCCGGTCGCGGCTGCCTTCGGCAACGGCTCGGCAAACGCCCCAGCCGTGGTGATCAGCGGCATACCGACTACGGCGCGTCCGACGTTCTGCCACAAGCCTGCACCCGCAGCGCCGTGCACGAACGGGGCGGGTGCACCGGCTAGCGCACCCCCAACCGTCGCACCAGTAATGGCAGCACCGAGATCGCCGTTGTTCTCACGGGCTGCCTTGTTGGCACCCGAGATCGCACCGGCCACAACCATCACCGGCACACCAGCGGTTATATAGGCCGCGATCTGTGGCAACACCTCGCCGATCTTGCCCAGTCCATAACGCATCGCACTATCTGGGTCTTGCATCGCCTCGGTGAGGCTCTGCACCGTCGGCGCCAGGTCTTTGGCGGCGTAGTCGTTGTATTTTTTGAGTTGTGCCTTATCAGCGGTCGCGAGCGATTGGAGATAACTACTGCCAGTCCAGGTCGCGAGGTTTTGCTCGGCGGTGTTGGCAACGTCGGCAACCTCAGATACCAGATCATGCGCGCCACGCTGGATGCCGCGACTGACCTCACCAAGATAACCGGGTTTTTCTTCTGGCGGTGGCGGGGCCTCTGGCTCACCCATAAGCTGAGACAATGTCATTGGTGGACCGACCGGTGTCGGTGGCGGTCCCGATCTTCCTGCTGCTGCTCTCGCCAATAGGTCTGCGTTAGTGACCCGTCCTAGCGGCACCACCGAAGACCGCACCGGCAGCGCCTGCTGCGGCGGCCCTGTTGCTACTCCCTCGTCGCCACCAGCATCGAGAGGCGGCGCGCCACCGCCGGCTCCCTCTACATCAAGATCGGCGCCGGGATCGACCTCGGCGTCGGGATCAGTATCCGGGTCCGGCGCAAGCGCTGTGCGTGCCATCTATGGTCCAGCCCCTTGCAAGGCTGTCGGACTTGTATATGACGGCCTCACCCCGGTTGGTGTTGCGCCAATCGGTGATTGTGGTGCAGCAGGTGCAGCAGGTACAGCAGCAGTATTTGTGGCTGGTGCCATACGCAGCTGCGATACTGTCCCCGCTGGAATGGTCGCCAATGGAATGTTCGGGCGGCTCGGATCGACGACTCGCATAGACCCATCAGACATCGGCTGGAGATTGTATCGGTTCGCGGTAATGCCACTTGCAACCTCTTTGGCCTGGGGCGTGAACATACCCTGGCGACGAAGCGCACCGAACAACCCAGACTCTTGGGCCTGTTGTGGAGTTACCGGCAGCGGCTGACCCGCTATGTCAACCGTTGGATAATTTGTCGCCACGTCTTTAGCGACCTCATTTTCATGGGCCGCGAATGTGTCACGCTGTCTTGCTTGCGCATTAAACACGGCGCGGGCATTAGCGCTCTCCTGAGTGTTGGCATTAGTGGCTATGCGCGTATCAAGCTCAGCTTGCTTCAAATCCTGGCGCATTCCAGGCAGCGCATCGTAATAGCGGTCGAGCGTCGCCTTATGATTGATGTCGGAAATCGCCTTCTGTTCCTCGAGGTTGGTTTTCAAAAACGTCTGTGGGTCCATCGTCTGGTTGAGCATCCCAGCGACACCTTGCGGTGTAATCTGAAACGGATTACCGATCGGTTGCCCGGTATCCTCGCTGTAGCGCTGACCGAAAATACCATTGCTAGTCGCCTGGAATGTCATCGTGCCGCCGTCTGGCACGAAGCTGTAGGCCTTGGCCAGCATGTGTGCCGCGCCGTTGTTGTCACCAACCCTCAACATTCTATAAGCTTGCATTAGTGACTGGTTGGCACCGACATGCGACATCTGAAAGACGAACTCGGCGGCGCGCTGCGCCCCGACCATGTCACCCTTAGCAACGAACGCACCGACAATCTTCGCCTGGGCCGCCCGCCACTGGTCGCTCATGTTCATGCCGGCAGGCATACTATGCGTCATGTAGGTCATGAAACCCTGCGGCCCGCCCTGTAGCCCAGCCTGCACCAGTTTCAAGGGCGACACTGCACCCGAACTGGTAAGCTTGGGCTGACCTTGATCGGTCGCAGTTGCCGGCGAGATCGGAGCTTGAGTACCGGCACCAGGTTGCGCACCACCTTGCGTGGTAGGCTGGCCTGGTGCAGCCGCTGCTTGAGTAGGCGCAGTACCACCAGCGGGTGCAGCTGGTGCTGCTGGTGCTGGTGCCGGTCCAGGTGGTGCAGCTGGTGGTGCATTAGGAGGAACATTAGCTTGTGCAGGCGGGATCGCTGCGGTTGCAGAGGGTCCCTCTGCTGTATCTTCGGCAGGCGCAGCAGAAACTCCCTCACCACCAAGCGCAGACGCCCGGCCAGTCTGAAAGTCTTTCAAAAAATCAAATCCGTCAGCACCGTGTTCCTTTTGCTCCTCAGGCGACATCCGCGACAACGAATTGACCTTATCGCCACCTATACGGTTCGCCATGATCGCCGACGGTGTGCGTGCACCAAACTGGTCCGACAGGTTCTTATACTTCATCGCGCCCAGCATCAGGTTGGTAACCGGGTCTTGCAGGTCACTACTAAAGTGATGCTCGGGGTCGAGCTGCTCGGCTTCGGCTTTGGTAATACCCGTCAAACCAATTCGGCCGTCCTGGTCGAAGGCCGGATCGTTCTTGCTTTGCGCGTAAATCAGGTTCGCCAGATCGAACGGTGAGATATCCACCGCCGCCGCAACCTTGGTAACCTCGTCGTAAAGACCAGGGTCTTGTTTTTGTAATGCAACGTACCGCATCGGCGAGAGTTCGATCTTGCGCGTCACCGCGGGATGTTCGGTATCGTCACCCAAGGCCGCGACCGGTTGACCGCGCGCACCCTTGATGTTGTCGAGGACGTTGACGTTCTCGGAACTCTGAATTTGCTTGGGTATTGGTGTAACGCCCTGCTCGGCAGTGCTGGGAAGGTCACCGGTCGGGAGCGCCGCCTGTGGGAGCGCAGGCGCTGCCGGGATTGGCGGAATGACCTCGGCGGTGCTCGGAAGATCACCGGTCGGCGAAGGCGCCGCAGGGGGTGCAGCGTAGGACCCGGTCGGTTGAGTACCAGCCGCCGGCGGTAACGTAGGATCGCCCGAGGCAGTACCTCCCGTCTGACCTTGTTGGTAAAGCTGGTTGGCCTGAGCTACCTGCTCCGGCGTCATCATCGGATCGCCAGTGTAGCCCAACGATCCCGACGGAAGCGGTATCCCGCCGGCGGTTGGGATTGGGATGGCGCGTGGCGGCCCGACGCCAACGACGAAATTACCGCCAGAGGGTGGCTCCGGCGCGTCTATTGCACCGGGAACACCACCGGCTTGCGCCGCCGCAACCGAGGGCGCGGCAGGAGGTGGGTTGGCGTACTGGTCCAGACCAGTATCGTCATCTAAAGCGGTGCGTGCCATGTTTAGTACCGGTACTAATCCTCAGTGGTAGTGCCGTCGTCGACGGCAGCATCAGGATCTTCAACTTGTGACGGACCGGGCAACGCTGTTTGTTGAGGTGCTCCACCACCGACCAACGGACCATTCGGGGCAGGAGGACTGCCGGCTCGCGTTTGCGGCAGCCATGTTTCAATCGGCAATTGGCCGCCCGCACCCTGGTAAACCTCAAAACTATGACGTTCAGCCGGGCTTGGCGAGGCGGCGCCTGCGAGAACGCTTTGGGCATACGGTGTAGGGCGGCTCACCTGACGCCCTCTAGGCACCCTGTACCCTGGATCACCCGGACCCAAGTTAGGCGTAGGATTGGGAATAGCCTGACCACTACCCTGCACACCCGGAGTAGATGTTCCCATCGGCGTGTAAGGCCCACCACCACCTAGCGCGCCACCAGCAGCCAGCGTTGGTGCTGTTGCCGTTGATGGTGTTGGTACCGTTCCTTGTGACGCTGCCGGCAAATACGCGGCGCGGAACTGGCGCATATAGGACTGGTTGTTGTTAAGTCCGTTCCAAGCCTGCGGCCCCTGCTTCTGATGAATTAAATCAGCCATCTGCGCCTGTACACCAGGCGTAAACTTTGTGGTGTTTGGATCGAGCCCCAGCGCCTTAGAGGTCCAGAACAAATTCGACCGGTTGATCTGAAACCCACCAAAATCCGGACCCGGCAATTTAGCAATGTTGGAAATCGTCGTGTTCACGAGATCGTTCTTAGTCTGACCAGGCTTCTCACCCGCCATAACGTTGTAATCGATCCCGTTCGGACCCCAGGTACCCTCGGACTTTGATATGATGCTTTGCTGCAAATCGTTCAGGCTCCCATAACCTCCGCCCCTAACAGCACCACCGGGAGTCATAATTTGATCACCACCACCAAGATAACCACCGCCATCAGACGGTGCACCACCTGAACCAGAACCATCAGGAGCAACACCGGATGACGGGTAACCCGTCACACCACCACTACCGTAGTCGCCAGTGCCACCACCACTACCGTAATCACCACTCAGTGCATTCGCTATATCCTTACCGCCCTCGCGCAATTGCCGCGACGTCTGCAGGTCGTCATAAGTCTTCACCAGCTCCTGCGCAGACTTGGCGCCGCTGAACAACCCTGTAACGAATGAACCGAGTGCGAACGCCATTATGCAAACGCCGTAGCAAGGCCGCCAATGCCACCAACCAATTGACCGAGACCGCTAGCAAACTGGTTCTGCTGCGCCACCATCGCGTTGAAGTTTTGCATCTGCGCGCTAAAGCCGCTCGTCAACGCTCCGGCACCGGCCTGAATTGCACCAGACTCGTTGCCAAGCGCGCTGGTGCCGCCACCAAACAGACTACCGGTCAAACTAGCACTGGTCCCAGCCAAGGTCGTGTACGGGTTGGCAAAGGCTCCGTAGGCAGTCGGTGAGCCCGTCGCAGCCGAACCAACCTGCAGGGCCTGGTTCGCAGCGCCGATACCGGCACCGCCGGCTGCTCCGCTGGTGATCCCAGACGACGAAGCTCCGGTGCCGGCCGCGATCTGCCCGAGCGCCACGGTGGGCAGCTTCTGACCCACCGCAATCGCCTGCTGCGTCAGACCCGCGCCGGTCAGCTCCGATGCCCGCCGCGCCTGGGTGCCGGCCGCCGCCGACGCCGCCGCCTGCTGCGACCGCATGATTGCGTCCGCACCCTGGTAGCGAGCCTGCGAGGGATCGATGCCATAGGATCTAAGCTGATTACGTGCCGCATCGGCCTGCGCGCCAAAGCTGGTCGCCACGTCGGCCTGCGCCCCCGCCGACGCCGCCGCCGCACGCACCGGGGTGTTGTAATTGGTCGCAAAACTAGCAAACGCGTTCTCGATCGGCGAGAACGTCGACATATAGCGGGCATAGGTATCCGCCGCTTGCTGCCGTTGCGTCTCGGCAACCTGCATCTGCTCAGTCGCGTTTTGACCGGCCAGCTTGCTCAACGCATCCTGAGACGAGAGGTAATCCTTGGCGTATGGCCAGACCGTGTTGAACTGATCCTGGCCAAATTTCTGGGCGTCCTGCGACATCTGAAAATACTGGTCGCCACGCGCCGCCGCTTGATCAGCATACTTTTGCTGGGCAGCGAGCTGCTCCTGGCCAAGCTGGAACTGGAGATCGGCGGCATGGCTATCGGCAGCCGCAGTCTGCTGCGACGCCTGGACGAACGGCGTGTAGTCGGGGGGCGGCGGCGGGGATGCCTTACCCATCAGGCTACCTTTCCCGCTTCTATAGGACCTATAGTATTGCGGGTTTTGTTAGAGCGCCAGGTTTTTGGCTGGTAGTTCAACCAGGGGCACTGATCGCGGGTCATCGTCAGGACCATCAGGTGCACCCCAGGCGCGACCAGGTCCCTGATCACAGCCTCGAGGTGCCAGCCGCCGCGCAGGTCGGTGGCCAGGGCCAGGTGATTATCGGAACGCACCGGGCCCACCAGCTTATGACAGCCGCACTGGTTGAAGGCGTAGTCGAAGACCAGCCAGGCCAGCTCGCGCGAGAACCAGCGCGAGTCCTCGGCGCCCATATGGGCCGACCACGAGTTCCCCATGTAATCCGCCAGCACGATCCCACCCAGGATCGTGCCATCGTCACGATGCGATGAGAATGCATGATCACAGGCCGGATTAAAACAACCGCCGGCATGCTCCATGATCCAGTCACCGGCACCGGGCGCGTCAATCTGTACCTTCATGCAGCTTGCTCCAGTGCAACAACCCGGTCGCGCAGCTCGTGCACGGCGTTGACCAGCGCGTAAATAACATTACTGGACTCAAGCACCAGCAGCTCAGTTAGGTCCTCATCCTCAGGGTCTAAACGCTGCTGCGTAACCTTAACAAGCTCTGGCATCACAGGCAGCACCTCGTCGGCGACGAAACCAAGCTGCACACGGTCGTCTCGTGTTGTCTCGGCTCGCCCATTGTATTTAAAATTGACCGGGCGCAGCTGGCAGATCGCGTCAAGACCCCGCTTGTAGTCGACGACATCCTCCTTGATGCGAATGTCGGAAAGGGTCAGCCAAGCGCCGCTGACATTGCGCGTACCAGATGAGTCAAACATCGCATACTGGCTTGCGGCACCGACGGCGCCAAACCAGTGTATCGAATTCTCGTAAGTGATCTGGTTGGCGGCTGACCCCCAACAGATAATGGCAGGGCGGGCATCACCATCATAAATGGTGACGGAGTTACTAACGTGAGCCATAGCCACCTGGCCGCCAATTTGATAAGTAGCGGCTGACGGGAGGTTGAGCCCGCCGGAGGTGAGCTGAGCATAAAGCGTGCTGTTGCCAACCGAATAAAACTCATGTGAGTTGCTCGAATAGATGTTCCGGTTTTGCGATGAGCCGCCAAGGAACAGAGCCTGCCGGGCGGATGCGTCGTAAAAGTAAGTCCATGTCGCATCCCGGTAGATCACGGCGCTGCCGTTAATCAGATATTGCGCGCCTGTACCGAATGTAGTGTTGATGGCGCCGCCAGCGGTGATGACGCCGCTGGCACCGAAGGCCCCGGCAGAGCCGAAGGTGTACGCAGTAGCGTCGGTATTCCCGAGAGTCAGAAGCTTACCGGTACTGTAAAACGCCCAGCGCCAATTCGCGGTGGTCCGGTCGTACAGCACATAGGTAGCAGTCGAGCCTTCTGCCACGACAACGCCCACGGTACCGGGATCGGTCGCGGCGCTGCCACCCACCACCAGCCCGATCGGCATGGTGACAAAACCACCAGTGGTGATCCCTAGACGTACCACCCCGGCGGTATTGTCGATGATGTCGAAAATGCCGGTCGCATCCTCGACCCCGATCCGCCACGGATGCGTGCCGTTGATCGTCAGCCACGTATCCGCTGCCGGCGCGCTGTGAAGTGTCAGCAGACCAGATAGCGTACCACCGGTTAACGGAAGGAACGGTCCCCCTCCGAGAGGTACCCACTTCACACCATCCCACTTCCACTGCACTCCGACAGCCGAGAATATCTGGCCGATAGCAGGGCTATTTGGGAAGTCGATCATCGCACGCGCCGCGCACAGAGCTTGCCGGAACAATTGCAGCCAGCGGCCCCACTATAGTAGCCCGTCAGATAGATAGTTTGACTGCTGCCGGTGATGTTAAAGCGGGCCGGGGTGATCCCGAGACAATTAGCTGCCGTGGTTGCGCTCGGATACTGGATCGAAGTTTCCGAGATGTTGTCGCTGTTGGTAGCCGTGGGTGGTTGGCTATTGGAAATGTTGTTGGCAAACAGCGATCCCGTAGTGCCGCCCCAATTACCCTGGCCCCACACGTCCCAATCCCCCGGTGACAACAGGATTGATGTAATAGTGACCCATGCCCCACTTGACATCGTTATGCCAGAGGTCATTACCGAAGAAATATATTCGCCAATCTGTCCAGCTGCCGCGTTGCTGCCATTGGTGACACCCGGCGGCAGCGTGTTTGGGCCTGCGGGTCCAGTCGCACCTGTTGCCCCCGTTGCACCAGTCGGTCCAACAGGACCGGCCATGTTGCTCGTCGGCACCCATTGCGAACTGTTACCGTCGTTGTAGTAAACGTATGTTTGCGCCGAGGTACTGTCGTACCAGAGCTGACCGACGGCGGGTGAAGGCGGTGCAGTGTCACTAACAATAACACTGGACCCACTAGTGCCTGGTGGACCAGCTGGTCCTGTTGCACCGGTCGGTCCAGCGGGGCCTATCGGTCCTGTCGCACCGGTCGATCCTGTCGCACCGGTAGAACCAGCGGGCCCTATAGGACCGGTCGCGCCTGTAGGACCTGCTGGACCTATGGGACCGGTCGCACCGATTGGTCCCGCTGGTCCTATAGGCCCGGTCGGTCCTACAGGTCCGATCGGTCCCGCTGGACCGGTAATCGGACCAATCGAACCATTGACGCTCTTCACCGCAGCCGGTGTTAAAATTTGGTAATCAACCAGATCCTTGAACGTCACTGCGCGGTTTGGCAGATCACCGCGCTGGCCGGTCAGGCTCTCGACGCAAGCCTTCAACGCGGTAATGCACGCCGCGAGGTTGGCCGGGTTCGTGGTCGGCTGCGGGATCGCCGGCGTGTAGACATTGGGGATCGGCGATCGGCTCTTCGTCAGCGCCTTCGAGACAACCGGATCAAAAGGCTGTCGAGGCTGGGCCGCCATTAGACGCCTCGCAGCTCGGACATCGTCGTCCCAACCTGGATCGAATAGATCGATGCAGTCGAAACCACCTCAAGCTGGTGGTCGAACGCACGAAAACCAGCCGGCAACCGGAACAGCTCCTGCTGCGTCGTCAGGTTACGCGACATGATCAGCTCGAAGTCCGGCCCGGCGTAATAATTGAAAACCGCATTGACCCCAGCCGGTAGATTGAGGGACGTGTCGCCATTGTCGAGCGGCGGACTGATCTGCGCCGGGTCCTGCGCGTCTTCGACCTCCGCACCCAGAGTGATCTGCACGGCGCCGAGACTAATCGGCAGCGGCGCGAAGAACCGCTTCGAGCGCCAGCGGTAGGGCTGCCTCAATGCGGTCGGGCTATCCCATTTATAAATTTTCTTATCTGCCATCAAAAATGTCTCGCCCCAAACCTCGTCGTTCCAGATGCACACCACATCCTTGAACGTGCTGAGATCCTCGAACCCCAGGCGCTGCTCGGCGTAGTCGATGATGAACGCGCTGTCGGTCTGGTTGATGGCCATGTACTGCGAGCGGTGCCGGCAGGCGATCAGGTTGTCGGCCTTATAACGATTAAGCCACTGCTCGCGGTCGACCATCAGCAAGGTCTGGTTCTGCATCCCATAACCAGAAATTTGGATCAAACCATTCTGCGAGGCGTAGTAAACCGCCAACAGGTCAGTAACTACTGACCCACGCGACACGCAGGGCTCGGGCACGCGCGACTGGACCAACACGAAATTACTGGGGCTGTTGCCGGAACCGGTCGACGGGTAGCCCGCCGTCAGCACCATCAGAAATTGCTGCCACACCGCTAGCGTGACAATGTCGTAATGCACCGACTGGTCGTAGACGCTCGGCCAGGTGTGCGGGCGGTCCGGTTCGCAAAAATGTATGGTGTTACCGGTGAACCCGATCAGCATCCCACCGGGAAACGCGACAAGACCATCGAGGCCAACCGGCGGGTTGCCCCAGCCTAGGCTCTCGATGACGTGGTTGTTCACGGCAACATCGTCGGCGATGCTGTCGTTGTACGGGTCCAACACCCCGCCCGGATAATTGAACCGTCCAACCTCGTAGAACTGCGCACCGGTTTGCGTGCCAGTGATCGTGCGGTAGAGCACCAGCTGGGTGATCGGCGGATAGTTGCGTCCGGATGGATTGGCCGGCACGCCGGTCGGTAATCCAGTAACAACCCAGGTCGCGTCGGGTGGGCCGTCCATCGTTGCGGAAGGCGGCGAGGGTGCGCTCTCCTCACCAAACGAGTTGACCCAGGTGTAGACGTAGGACCGGGTTATCTCCGGAACGGTTGTATCACCACCACTGACACTGGCGATCGCCGGTGCGGTGGTCGGCTGGATCGTACCGAGGTTGAAATCCGGCGTATCGGCACTGAGGCCGGCATAGGTGTTCCACCACGGTGTCGGGTCGCCGGGGTTGGTCCAGTACAACCGGTACTGATCGTCGTTCGTCAGAGGCGAGCGAACCGGTGAACTGTAGCGCGACGGCAGCGGCACCCAGAGCGCCGGGTTGGGCGACGGCCCAGGCAGGAGGTATGCCCGCTCCACCGTTTCCGGGTAGCTCGTGAAGTCGTACTCCAGCATCGGCGCCGGCAGTCCGATCAGCTGACCCGAGGTCAGGTCGACATTGATGCTTTCCTCGGCCATGTTGTCGCCAATCAGCCGAGAGTTGGTGCGGGGGATCATGCCCCCCATGCCTTTGACTTCCCAGGCGACCACGGCTTAGTACCGGTACTAACCGCCGCGCTTGCCGCCGCGATAATTGCGCTGGCCCGGAGCGGCGCCCTTGCGACGCGCAATCTCGCCAATGACACCGCCAGGCACACCCTGCGCCTTGAGCTGGGCGGCACGACCACCCATGCCAAGCTTGTTGGACTTGCCCTTAAAGGTGCCGGTTTTCTTGGTGTCGGCCATCAGCGCCTCCCACGCTTCTGTGATGCACGTCGCTGCGCCGCCGCTCCGGCGCCCGCAGCAGCACCCATCGCACGCTGGACCACCGGCAACGGCGCCGAGACGATCGGTGGCGGCACAGGCGATGGGCTGATACGCGGTGTCGCCCGTCCGGTAACGGTGGGGCGCGGTGGCGCCGCACCACGATAGATCCGTGTCTTGGCCATCAGAGGACACTCCCTGGCGAGTTGGTGCCGCGGCCGCCGCCGACGTTCTTCTTGGCCAGCGCCTTCTGCATCGAGATCGGCGGCCCGGGGTTGGTCGGGCCCGGGATCGGCTTCTGCGGGTAGGACGCGCCGGCGCAACCACCACTGTTGTTGACGGTGTTGCGCCCGGCCGCGCCCTTGATGTTGGTGTCGTTAGGACCGCTCTTCATGACGCCCCCTTTCACGGTGCTGCTGATGCTCCTGATGCGCAGCAGGAGCTTGCTGAGCAGGAGCGGGTTTTGGCTCTTCCGGCGGGAGCAAACTATTCAGCATCACCCCAACCGGGACCTGGTCCTTCTCGAGCTTGATCACCACGCCGCCATCTTCCGGGGAACGATAGGGGTCGGGGCGGTTCTTCTCGGGGTCTTCCTTGAGCCACGCCTCGTATTCGTCCCAATCCTTACTGTCAGCGGCACAGGCAATCCACTTGCCATCGCTGCGAATGACACCGGAGCGGGCCTGCCGATCGTAGCCATCGGAAGGAAGTTGGTACTTGCTGGCCATGTGAACTCCTTTCTTACAAGTCCTATAGTATCACGCCACCGGCTTAAGCTGTGGCGGTTGATTGGTGGTGGTCTGTGCCGCCTGGGCCTGCTCGTGGATCTTCTGGATCAACGGTGCCACGACGCGAAAGCGCCCATCAGAAATCACGTCGAGTACCAGGTTCCATTCCTGGGCTTGCAGGGTCACGGGTATCGGGGTCTCGGGTGCGATCGGGTCCATCATCATATCTCCGCCAGGGTTTTAACTTTATCTGCAAGTTCAACAACCGCGCCCCACAGCACGGCAACCAACTCATTGTACGCCAGCATCTCCCTATCACCCTCGACACGGTGCGCGCCAAACTCATGACCAAGCTCACGCATGGCAGCGCCGACATCCTGGGCGATGAACCCCCAATGCTGCGTCTCGGTGTCAGTACCTTTTAGGTGACGATACGATTTAGGCTGAACCCGGCGCACCAGCTCCAGGCAATCGATAGGCGACACTTCGTTTATATCGGTTTTTAATTTCGCGTCCGATAATGTATCAAATGCGTAACTGTAAACATTACCCCAAGCGGCGCCGGGAAGACCGCTCGCGCAGTTGTTATCCGAGGTGGGGTAGCTATTACTATCAGACAAAAAGGTGTTAGAGCGGGTTGCGCCACTACAATGATAATCCGCACAAAAAAGCGAACCGCTAGCGACATTCAAACTGTTGCTGACGGTAAGACCGCCGTCAATCGTCCCCGCACCCGTCGCGTGAAGAGCAGCAGTCGTCAAGCCACCATCGATATTCCCGGCACCCGTCGCGTGAAAACTCGTAGTAGTAACACCGTTGCCGAAGCTAGCAGCACCTCCAGAGGCCAAAGTGCCATTAACCTGAAGGTTGCCATCAACATTCCCGTTACTGGTGACATGAAGAGTGCCAGTCGTAATAAGACCGGCAGCTTGAAAGTTACCGTTCATATAACCAGACTGTGCCCACACACCACCGTTCGGCGCATAGAGGGCAGTACTGCTAGCGGAATTAACTTGGGTTGTCGAACCATCAAACCCACCATTTGGTGCATAAAACGCAGCAGCGTTAGCGACGTTGGTTTGAAAGATGTTCGAGGATACGACATTGCCACCAGTGACGGTGCCCCCTGTTGAGATATTGGCGCCAGAGATAGTCCCGGAAGATACTGTTAGGTTACCGGAAGATACTGTCAGTGCCCCAGAAAGCGTACCGCCGCTTAATGGAAGATAGCCGCCCAATGAACTATTCAATTGTTGCAAGGGTACCGGATTGAGACCACTCGTGGCATTGCCGCTGAGCAGGAGCGGACCGGTAAGCGTACCACCGGTTAATGGCAGGTAACTAGCAAGAGCAGCAACATCACCGAGGAACGCCACCCTCTTGGTCGAGGTGTTAATCGAAAATACCGACGCCCACTCAGCCGCGACATAGGTTGGAGAAGCTACCGGAACCACGCACATGCGCAGCGTCGCAGGTGCTGCGCTAGTGTCGACCCACTGCTTATAAATTCGCGCATTGCTATGCGCGGATTTTGGCGGAACGGTACCAGGGCTCAGCTCAAGATCGAGGTTCAGATCCGACGCAAGCAGGCGATCCTTCTGGAGGTACGGATAGGAAGCGCCCATCAGCCAAGCATCCCATAGCGGTTAATCAGGACGATCCACTGGCTACCAGTCCACTCAAACCTCAGATCATCGTGGTTAATGTCGCTGACATAACTCATAGCGCCTTCGATCGTATCCCCCGGCGCAGCGGTGTAGGTCACCGGGTAGGTGGCAAAGTTACCGTTGATATCGACCGGCGAGATCACCTGCAGCGGTGTCGCCGCCGCCGGCAGCGTGATCGTCATCGGGGCGTTCGAGCCATTCTCGACGTACACACGACCGGCATAACCCTGCGGGATCGTCGCATTGCCACCGGTGAGGATCAGCGGCGGCGTCAACGCATCCGGGTCGACATCCATATTGCGAACCAGCCCCGGATTGAGCGGTTCCTCGATCGTCACCAACAAATCGAGCTGCTTGCGGCGCCGGGTCGTTGATCCGGTGACTGTCAATGACACGACATAGGTGAGTTGCGGCGTACCAGCCCCGAGTCGCATCTGAACCTGGTTGGAAAGACCAGTGATCGACACATCGACGACTGATAACGGATACTCGTCTACAGGTACATCGGTGGCGCTGGTATTATCCAGCGGATAATCAGTCTGCCACTGTGGAAGCTGCAGGTTAGGCTGAGCCAGGATCACCGGGTAACTGACGAGCGAAATATCTTCAGGCGGCGAAGTCTCTTCCAGCCAGCAGGTCAGGTCGTACACGACCCGGATGATATCCAGGTTCTCCTTCCCCACCGGTCCGTAGGGCTGGAGATCGTCCGGCATTGGACTAAAATAATAATCGGTACCCGCAGCCATCAGTAGATCCCCTTCGGGTGCCCCGTCGCGAAATACGGGAACCGCCAGAGGACACCATCAGTCACGTTGCCGCTCTGCACGCGGGCGCGCGCCTGGGCGATGCCACGGGCATACATCGAGAAATGCAGCCGGGCACCCTGAACGTCGGAATAGGGCTTCTGCGGCTGCATGAGGAGCCGGTACATCACCCCGGCCAACAACGCCTCGAAATGGTCGGTCCAGATGTCGTAAGGCAGGGCGACGTTCACGTTTGCTGGTTTCAAAGCCAACAATATCTCACCGTTCCTGACATTGGTGGGAACAGGCGAAGCCAGGTCCCGTATCCGGCCTGGCGGCTCAAACTTGACGTTGCTTAGCCCCTTAAACTGGAGAAACTTACACACCCGCCAATTTTGATCGAACGGGTCAAAATTTAAGGTGAGAACCCCGGGGTTCATCTGCCAATAGATATGCTCGCGTCGGATCGTCGAGCGCTGGTAAAAGTCCTGGATCGTATTCCACGACTGCATCAGCACCATGTCGGAGGTCACGCCCGGCACCATCGCCTGCACGTTATCGAACAGGCGGTTGATGTCAGGATCGGAACCGACCCAGCTCGGCTCGTCGCAAACCGGCACCGGGCTCGTCGTCATGACGCCGTCCTCAGCAGCTGCGAGACAAACTTGTTCATCAGCGTGACCGCACGCCCATTATCGGCGAAGGTGTCCTCGATCAACTCAGCGCGGCCCACCAGATAGAACAGCAGCGGGGAATAGAACTGGTCCTCGATGGGGAACACCTGATCGACGTCGGCAGGCATCTGGTACTTGGGTAGGGCCAAGCGCAAACCGTAGGTCAGGAACGCGTCCGGCCGCTTGGCGCGCACCTCGAGCAGCGCCTCGTTAAGGATGTTCACCAGGTTACTATCGGTGAAGCGCGGCGCACCCGAGATCGGCAGGGTGTCGTTCAACACCTCGCGGGCCTCGGCCAGGAGCGCGCCAACCGTGCGCGTCGCATACGTCGCCATTTAGTACCTCGTACTAACCGGATGGTGCGCTTGTCGTCACACCCGGAGGGAGGAGCGCACCACCCGGACCCGATACTATAGAACCTATAATATCGGATTACTTCGGCGCCGCGTATAGCTCGACGATGGTCTTCCCGTCGATGACCTTGGCACCGTAGACCTGCAAACCACGCAGCAACGAGCCGAAAGTGATCTCTGACCGCAGCGTCTCAACGTTCGAGAGCTGGCTGGCAAAGGTCAGCCCCGCAGAGTGGCCGGCAAAGATCCTGCTCACCTTGTGGGTCGTGTCGGTCACGGTCGGCAACAGGTTCGAGCTATAAAGCGTGTACCGGTCGATCATGCCCAACCTACCATTTCTCACGAGAGAAATGCCATCGCCCGAGATCGACGCGTTGCGCAGATCGGACTTTTTGATCATCGCGCCCATCCAGGGCGGGATGACCATCCAGCGACCGGTCTCGGGGATGTTGTACTCGTCGAGGCACTGCCCGCTATCGACGATCATATTAATGATCGTCGTCGGGTCCGGGATCAACGGCGCCCCGGTAGCACCGAGATTGATGTTCTGCGAAATTGCCCCTGCCGTTGCGCCCTTGTTGAACGCGTCGATGCCAGCGTCGATCAGATTGAGCACCGAGGTGTCGATCTGGATCTTCATCTGCTCCGAGGCGTCGTCCGCCCACATCGACAGCAGCTCCATATCCGACTGCAGCCGCATCACGTCGTCGAGCACCAGGTTAAAGTACTTGGCGTAGTCGATCGTCAGCTCGACGGTTTGACCGGACGGACGGTCGACCGTCAGCGCCATGTCGATCTGGTAGTCGTGAATGGTGATCGTGGGCTTGGTGCGGATCTTCACCTTGTCGCCCATGTTGCGGATCTCACCCTCATAGTCAGTGTTTGAGATCGCGGCCAACACTGTGGCGGCATAGAACTTCTCGATCAGCTTACCCGACCAAATTTCCGGGATGAATACACCACCGGCTGGCGCGCCAGAATAGGCAGGGTTTGCAGCTACACCGGAATACGGCGTACCTTGAGCAATAGCCATTGGTTCGGCCTCCGAAGACTAAGCATTGCGGATGCGTCCTTCGGATGCCGCGGCAAAGATATCGCGTTCGAGCCGATCGGCTTCAGCTTCCCGGCCCCGGTATCTTCCCCTGGTGCGGTCATCGTAGAACGCCTGGATATCGCGGTTAGTCCAGATGCGTTGTTCAGGAGCGCCGGGTCCGGGTGTCGCAGCGCTGCTGCGGCCCGGGGCTGCAAACGCAGTCAAGTCCATTGAACCCGCTACCGCCCCATTGGGTGGCGGCGTCTGGGTTGAACCTGACGAAGTTTGCGGCAGAGGTGCGGTATGCTCGGTGAGGTAACGCTTAAAAAACAGACCAGTGCGAACCGCATCGCCACTGGCATAGGCGTGGTTGAGCATCACTTGACGTGACACTCCACTCAACGGCTCAATCTCGGCAAGCCACTGAATAAATGCCGCGTCCTCGTTAAGCTGTCGCCAATGCGGCGCCAGCTCAGGGTCGCGGTCCAATGCTACCTGCACCCGGTCTTGGGTGCGATCCTTCGCAGTCTTGTCCTGGGTGCCCTTCAGATCGTCGATCTGGCGGCGAAGATCCTGAACCACCGGTCCCAAGCGCGCCTCGGCCCAGCGCTGCGCACTCTCGATCAGCTCGGGCCCATAAGCCGCCACATCCTCGTCAGACACCGTCACCGACATCCCTGGCGCCGGTGGCGCTGGTGTCGGTGGCGGCGGATTGCGCATCGCGCCGATGACACTCTCAAGGCCGGAAACTTGCGATCTGAGTTGCGGTATCTCGCGGTCATACTTGCCCTGCAAGGTGCGGTAACGGTGTTCCCAGGTATCGGGCTGCGGCGGCGTTGCCAGAGGCAGCTCGGGCTCCGCTGGTAATACTACAGTTCCTGTATTATCGGGCTCCTGGGTTCCTTCCCGCTCAGCCTTGGCCTGTGCCGCCAGCTCTTCGGCGCGCTGAGCTGCGCGCCGAACCGCTGCTGGGGGTTTGGGCGTGTAGTCGACGACGCTCGAACCGACCGGTCCAGCCGGCGGCGCTTCATGGGTGGCAATTTCGGCGTCAGCCATTAACCCGCTTTCCTATCAAGCGCCGGCTTGGTGCGGGCTGCGATTGCACCCTGACCGGGACCGGCCTCGGCGGCGTCAATCGCCCACACCAGATCACGCATCGCCTGGGCGTAACCGCAGGCCTGCTTGTCACCGCTCTCGACGGCAGCGTGCATGAACTTGGTCATGTGCTCGATCAAGCCCGACTTGTAGGCACGCCATTCCGGCGTGCCTTTGAGCGCGATGACCGCCTCGAACGCTGCAGGTGTCAGACTGAGCACCTACATTCCTCCCATGTCTCCACCACCACTGCCACTACCGCCAGCGGTAGTGGCAGTAGGTTCGGTGCCGCCCTCCAAACCGGGGAACCCCGCATTCTTGCCGTAGTGGTTGAACCCGTGTGCCAACTGCGAGCCACCCATCTTGGTGCTCCCAGCGCCACGCATTCCCAGAATGTTGCCAAGGTTCTGCAGGCGTAAGCTTTTGCCAACCGGTGACGGAAAGCCCTTCTGCGGCGCACCGGCTTCGTTGCCGGACATTGGGGGCAGATAAGAGGGGGTGCTAATCCCCCCCATGCCACCCATCTTGGGCACCGGCATGCCCATGCTGCGCGCCATCAGTATTCTCCAGCCTTGCGCCGCGAGGGCATGCCCTCGTCTTCGTCACGGCCGGTGGCTGGGTTCACCCCGCCAACATAGAGATCGGTGGGGGCGCCGGGCCGGTACGCCGCGCCATCTTTCAGGATCGACTTACCCTTCGGATACATCCGGCCGCTGCCAGTCGGACCCATGCCGCTATCACTCATAGCGGCACCGCCCATTGCCCGGTCGCTCTGGACCTTCATCGACTCCTGCTTGTCCTCGTCCTCGTTCATCGCGTCGCCACTCGAGGTCTTCGGGTAGCTCTGCCGTGTGGCGTCGCCAACCCCACTGTCGGTACCGCGCATCAGATCCTCCTTAGTACCGGTACTAAGATTTTCATTGCGTCACCGTGTTGGTCCGGGGCGCAGCATTCTGCATGGTCGGTGATTGAGGCATCGAGGGCTGCATGCCCTGCGCCTGCGCAGCGGCGTCCGCCACCGGGGACGCCGGCGCTGGCGGTGCGGAACTATCCCCGCCGGGTGCCGCCGGTGACGGACCACCGGCACCGGCGCCACCAGCAGCGCCACCAGTACCGGCATTCTTATTCATGTTTGCAGCCATCAACGTCAGCTGCATCTGCTTCTCGTCCTGAGCCTGCTGCTGGACCGTGTCGTCATCTGGAACTACATCGTCTGGTAGTCCCAGATCGCTCGACACTGCGCGCAACACACGAGCACGACCGACCTCGCCGACGATCTTGGCGTCGAGCGGGTTGGCGGTGAGCTGCAAAAACTGCAAACGTTTTTGCTGCTCGGTGTCCTTCTGCAAGGCCACCACCACGCCATTGACCTTGATCTGCTCGTCACCAGTCAAAAGACCAGATTGATCCGTCAGCATCAGCATGTCGTAGAGGTTGGTCAGAACGCCCCGGATCACATCCTCGTCGACATTCGCCGCCACCGTCTGCAGAACCTTCTGAGCGTTGCCCATCAGCATCGACAGACCAGATGCAGTGCGACCGGCGCCGCCCTTCAAACTCTCACCGGTGAGGTAACGTGGGATCGCGGATATATCATCCGCGAGCCCAGAAATCGCCGAGTAGATGGTCATCAGCTCCTGGGCGTTGGACTGCGGCTGAAAGAAATCCACCGGCGGACGCTGCTGACCCAGCGGGTCAGACATCACCTTCCAGCGCTTCCAGGGGTATAAGTTATCTTCGTCCGTATCCGGACTTAACAACTCGGTGTTGATGACGACCTGCGGCCCCGACGAAATCGACATGTTGTTGACCAGCGAGCGCAGAGACGCGTTAGCGATCTCCTGCATGTCCTCCAGAATATCCGGCAGGCCGTGACCGGCGATCGAACCCGGAACCTTCTCGAAGCTGGTGACATAATAGGGGTGCCGTTGGCGCGGGTTGGGCTGGATCTGGGTCTTGATGGTGTAGCGCCCAACCACCCAGCTCTGCACCATGTAGTCCCGATCCAAATCCTGGATCTGTTCTCTGGGTACCCCGTTGTCGAGCAGCACCCGGCCCTGCACCATGCCGTGGTACTCGGCAGCGTCGATCAGCTGCGACTGGTTTTGTGACGGGCTTTCCCGCCCTGCGAGCAGCGCGCTCTCGACATCGGGCGTGTCCATCCAGTCGCGCAGCCCCCGGGCATAGTCCTCGAGCGCACCGCGGATGGCGTCCTGGTTGTAGCCCGGCAGGTTCATGACTTGGTTCAAGTCATTGCGGGTGAGCTTCTTGCGCTCGATCAGCTCAGCGCTCTCGATGCTGGCAGCGCCTGGGTCCCAATAGAGGTTCTGGCAGTCGATCCGCTCCCAGCACATCTGCGGCACGGTCTGGACGCTGGCCTGGCGCTGCCCGCCGGCGTTGCTCCACACCAGCTTGGGCACCATGCGGACCGTCGGACCCTTGATGCAGGCGAACGGGCGTAAGGGGAGGTCAACCAGGAACTCAGACAGCGCGTCGTAGAACCCACCCGCCTGCAGGATGTCGTCCATCCTATCGGCGGCACCCTCAGCCTGCGTCATCGCCTGGCGCAGCGCCGCCTGCTGCGCGCCATGCACCAGGCCGAGATACCTGCCGTGGGTGGTTTCAGGGTCGACATCCTGGCCCTGAGCCTTGGCCTGCGCCGCTTCCGAGGCCACCAGCTGCGCGATCGCCGCCATGATCGAAGCAGGGACGGGAGGATCAGGCTGGGGCTGCACGTCCCACGGACGCTCAGCGCTGAGATACACGTCTCTCAGCAGAGACGTGGCGCCGCGGCACTTAACCGCGACCAACCTCGAATAAACGATTGAGCCGCCGAACTTGACGATCTCGGCCAGCTTTTGCGGATCGTACTGGCCCTCGAACATCCGCTGCGCCCGCAGCATGCGGTTGTTCAGCGAGTTGTGGCCCATGTTGCGCTGGTTGCGGAAGTGCATCCAGCGCATGCGGATGTAGTGGCCCAGGTCGAGGTCGTTGATCTGCGGCCGGTTGGCCTGGCTCAAACGGGCAAGGTTAGCTTGCTCGTCGGCGTTGAGTTCCCCAGGGGAAACCACACGCAAAAACCCCTGGCCCCGTAACGTGCTTACGGGCGGGGACGATGCGGTGAGGCCAGGCAGTGCTTGCGGCAATCCGCCGATCCTCGTAAATATAGTTCCTATAGACTAAGCACAATCAGCCAGCCTCTGCAACACCATGAATGACGACGCCGATCCGGTAGACCAGGTCGTGGTCCTCCACGACAACCCGGAACTCGACGACGCCCTCATCCTGCGCCTCCAGTACGATCTCGCCGCCAAGATCCACACCTACCAGGAGATCGCGGTCCGCTACGGATTGAGATCCGTAGCGGGGTTGTTCGAGTACCTGACAGACCACCCGACCGTCACGACGGGGGTCAAGAAGATCAGGGCGGTCTGGGAGAGCGAGGAGAACGCCGAGATCAGGGTGAGGCAGAAGGCACTACAGGCGGCCGAGCACCTAATCGCACCCACGGCAGGGATCGCAGCCAACCCGAACATCAACGTCCAGGCGCGCATAGACGCCTTCAAGCAGCTCGCCAGAGTGGGGGGCGTGGACGGACTGCCAATGAGCGCAAAACAGCAGGGGGCAGGTGGCACCGCCTTCACGCTCAACATCCTGTTCCGCGACGGCACCAAGGAACAGCTGACGGTTAGTACCGGTACTAACGAGGTAGATGGCGCTGCTGGCAGCGCCATCACCCAACTCACCCCCGACGACGCACCGGAATACGACGAGGAAGTGTAGCGGTGGATTATATCCCGCCGCGCACCGTCGATGCGTTTATGCGGGACGATGCACGCATCAGGGTCATTGTAGGACCGTTGGGTTCTGGAAAAACTATGGGCTGCATCATGGAGCTGTTGCGCTGGTCCTGCGCCCAGCGCCCCTACGAAAACACGCGGTACACAAGGTTCGCCCTCATCAGAAACACGCTGCAACAGTTAAGACAAACCGTCCTAGCCGACACCATGAGCTACCTCGGCGGGATCGCGCACTACTACACTACAGACAGCACGATCCAGTTCCGTCTGACGCTGCCAGACGGCACTGACGTTCACTCTGATTGGATGCTGATCCCGTTGGACACCAAGGAGGATATCAGGAGGTTGCTGTCGACACAGCTCACCGGCGCCTACGTCAACGAGTTGCGCGAGGTACCTTTTGAAATTATAAGACCTCTATTAGGTCGGTGCGGACGATACCCGTCTAAAGTGCTGGGCGGGGCGAGCAGAAGAGGGATCATCGGCGACACGAACCCCTGGGACACCGACAGCCCCTATCACGACCGCATGGTGCTCAACCCGCACCCCGCCTGGAAGTTGTTTCACCAACCCTCAGGCTTATCGCCCGAGGCCGAGAACATCGAGAACCTGCCCGAGGGCTATTACGACGAGCTGATGAACGACAAGGACCTCGACTGGTCCGACGTTCACGTACACTCGCAATGGGGGACCAGCAATGCTGGTCAGGCAGTGTTTAGGCGAAGCTTCCACGCACCGACGCATGTCAAGGACATGGCGGAGGTGGTGAACCCGATGCTGCCGGTGATGGTGGGGCTCGACTTTGGCCGAACCCCATGCGCGGTGATTGGCCAGCACGATAATTTCGGGCGGGCGATCATCATGAAGGAGGTGATCACCGAGGGGATGGGTTTGATCCAGATGGTGCAGGAACACCTGGTTCCCGCCCTGATGAAACACCCGTTTGTCGGCAAACGGGTGTTTATCGTCGCTGACCCCGCCGGCGTTCAGAAATCACAAACCGGCGAAGAGACGCCCTTCGATGTTTTGAAGGAACACGGGTTCCTCGCCTATCCCGCTTCCACCAATGATCTTGAACCGAGGTTATTAGCGGTCGAGAGGTTGTTCCGGCAGACAGTCATGGGGCAACCGGCGATCCAGATCTCGCGTGTTGGCTGCCCAACACTGGTGCAGGCGTTGGGTGGAAAATACCGGTACCGCAGGCGACGGGACGGTCACTTCGACGACACGCCGGAGAAGCCCAACCATCCATGGTCCGACGTGTCGGACGCACTGCAGTACTTTTGTTTGGGCACGCAGATGCAATTAACCGGGCGAGTACTCGCCCGGTTCCAGCGCCAGCAACGAAGGAACGCGGCGCCACAGCAACGGATCACCGCAGCGGGGTGGACGTGATGAAAAGCGCGATCGATTGGGGGTCAAAACCCGAGCCCTACCGCTCGATCGGCCTGGCCTTCGTGCAGGACCTGAAACGCATTTGTGGTGACGTAAAGAAAGAAGTGGGTGCGTTTAAGGCACCCAAACGTAACCCCCCGAACTGGCACCCGGTGAGCAAGGATCAACTCAAGAGGTGAGTTATGACACCTGCAGACGCAACACGTAAGAGGATTGCCAGCAATCCTCTTAACACCATTGCCGAGGTACGTGACGCACAACGCGCGCTGGCCCTGATGGAATACCTGCTCACCCCGGTAGCGCTGTGGGCGTCGGGGAAGAGCTGCCAGAATAAACCATGTTGCAGCGTGTGTCAGAAAACCGCCGGATCGATCTATCAGGTACACGAGGTATGGTACTGCCTCGACCATATTCCCAACACAACCACCTTCCCGATCGGCCTGCACGGCGAGGAGTTCAAGTCCTACCAGGAGCGCCGGAAGTGAGGCGCTGGACTACTGGCGAACTCCGGATCGTGCGACGAGTAGCGGAGGCCGGCGGAAGTTCGCTAGATGCTATGCACGCGCTCGCGGAAGCTGGCTACACCCGATGCCGTGGTTCAGTACGCACGTTCGCGATTGACCAAGGCATTGTCTTCCCGGCCGCGCTCCGTTGGCGTACGAAACAGCGCCGACTGGCGCGACTAGCAGCACAGGGTCGCGACGCAGCCGATTAACCCCCAATGCTCAAACAGCAGTGCAGCGTCACGGTTAAGACAGCGATAAGAGCCTGTAGTTTGGGTTTCAGCGACCGGTTGGCGCGCGCGCCAGCTTTCTTGACCTCGGCCTCGGCATCGTGGACGCATTTGGCGATCTCGGGGTTGGGGATGATGTAGCGCACCTTGATCGTGCTGGGACGGTTCGCGACGTTGCCCTTCTTGGTCTCGGTGACGATCTTGATGTCGTCCGTCGCTTGTCGTTGCGACAAGACGACGTCAACTGTCGGTACCGAAATATCGAGGTGCGCCGCTATCACTGGCCGCGTCGGGAAGGGTAGGGGCGGGCGGTGGTCGTTCAGCTTGACGATCAGAGCCAGGACCTTGGCGGTGGCCGCCGGCGGCCGCTGCGTCTGGCCCCGTTCGCGCAACAGCTTGGTGAGCTGGTCGACGACATAGCCGTCGATAATCGGCAGTGATGTGCTAGCCATTTGCAGACGGTTCCCCGGTGGAGGGTTGTTGGTCGGTCGAAGTTATAATTATAGGGACTGTAAAAGCCCGCGTAAAGGCTTATGTTTTTAGAACACAGCGATTACAGGTTCGTTACCATCCTATAAATATTACCCCTGTTGGATCGGATGCAACAAGGAGATACGGAAAAACCCGTACCCCTATGGGGTTAGGCAGGTAGGCGCTTAGTTAAAATTCCAGAAACGCGCGACGGCGGTCTTGATACCGCCGGCCTGCCGATCAAGCTGCAGCTCGACGATCGCACCCCCGACAAAGGGGGCACGACGGGAGCCCGAGAAGCTGGGAACCTCGACCGTATAGGAACCACCGTCCTGGTGGTAGGCACCAGTCCGACTGCCATGAACCAGCAAAAGGTGGTGGTCTGTGACGCCGGAAACGGGGAAGGGCCTGTTCTCGAAAAATACCGGCACCCGGGTCTCGCCGTGCACCAGCTCGAGGGTGCCGAAATCGTGCCAGTCGTGGCGCGCTGCGACGCGCATGGCCGGCTCGATCCTGCTGACCGGGTTGGCGCGAAACAGCGTGGTGAGGTTCTCGACCTGCGGATAATAACGCGGCGCGTCTTTTGGGTGTAGGTTTTCGTCGAGCAGATCGCCGAGGTGTATGACCTTGTCGGCGCCGTGTTTCACGAGTTCGTGAAGGAAGCTGCCGAGATCAGCAATACGCGCGGCGGGGCCGCCCAGCAGGGTAGATCCCACGACCCCGAAGATAATGCTACCCGACGCGTCGGTGTGCAGCTCCCCGTGATGAAGCGATGTCGCCATGAAGCCTCGTCGTCAAATTGGCGTTCTCCCGCGCCCGGTCTTTTGGATATCGTGGCGCATATATCACGAACCCGCAATCACTTCTGAGCGTCGGTTCAGGTTTTAAGCGTTGCGGAGTCCAGTCACGCTACCGTAAGGTCGATCTTACGGCAACTATAAAAACGAACTCGGGATGGATTGCATTTTAGAGATTGGGTTTTTAGAGCCCTCTCGTATGAGTGGCTTGGGTGCGCGCGCCGGCTCCCACCCCCCTTGGACAGGTGGCCACCCCGGCCCGGCCCTTTGGCCGATCCAGTGACACAAACACCACCCCGTTTAGTACCGGTACTAACCCGGTTAGTCATTTTTCCATAGGTGCCAACAATGGAGGATTTAATGGCAAAATCGGCAAAGACACTCGCAGCATCCGTCGCGCCCGTCGCCACTGCGCCAGTGGCCGGATCGCAGGATGAAATCAACAACGCCGTTGTTGATCTTTTCACTAACTACCGCACTGCGGAGCGCGCCAAGGAATTGCTCGATAACGATGTTATCAAAGCGGGCCAAGCCAAGGCGAGCGCGGAAGAATTACTCTTCGTCAATCTCGCGTCTGCGGCATTCAAGGGTAGCTGGCCGGAACCCGCTTGCAAGGTCGCGATTGAAGCCGCGATCGTTAAGCACTATGGCAATCGCGCAAGCGATACGAAGGATACGACGATCAACATTCTCAAATCGCGTTGCATCGCCGTTACCCGCGTTCTCGTGCGTCGCGACGTTCCCGCGATGATGGAATGCTGCAAACAGGAATTTGCCAACAACGAAGAGAATGCGAAAAAATTCGCCGCGCGGCCAATCCAAGCATTTTTGAAATTGGTCACTCATGCGAGCGAAACGTTCAAAGATGGCGCAAACAAGGGTAATGCGATCAATAAGCCAATCACCACAACGGCGGCATTGCAGGTTTACGCCCGTAAACATCCCAAGGGAACGCCCGCTCCGCGCGCGTCCGCTACGCCCGCAACGCCCGCGCCTACTGGTGATGCATGGTCACAAGCCAGTGCCATGATCGCGGAACTGGCCAAACAGTTCCCGGCACAAGAAGCGCATTTCGCCAAGATCGCGGCTGAACTCAAAGCCGCAAACGAAGCGGAAAAGAGCGCGGCCGAACCCGCGACGGGTGCGGCGGAACTCGACGATGCATTGAGCGAAGATGCACCGTTGACCCTAGCCGCGCTCGCAAAGATGGGGCTTAAGCTAGTCGCAGCCTAGCAGCCCTAACCCCGATCAGCCCCGCGCGAAAGCGCGGGGCTTTCTTTTTGTCCGCGCCTAAGCGCGGGTTTTTTATGCCCTATAGGCTCACTAGATCGTCGCAGAGTGTAGGGAACGATTGCAGGTAGGGGTATACCTGGGAACCCATTGCATGCCTTCCACAGCGCTCTAATGCGCTCCTATAAGGTATTGGCGGATAGAGTATCCGCTTTATGTTGTGTCGGATCAACGGGTTATGGTGCGCGACGCTGCCTAACCTATGCTTTGACCCATGCTCGCGACGGGTTATGAATGCAAAAGGATGCATTCTGTTAACCATCGGTTTGCATCCTTTGTTTTGTTTATGATGGTCTATAGGATCGCTAACAGATTGATGTAATAGGTAAAAGTAATAATTCATATCTTATATATAGTAATATATTTAAATAATTTATTTTATTTACTGTTTACGGATATACAGTACGTAGAGGTACAATTTTTCGATGATGTGAGACGCGATCGGGCGTGACCCCTTAACACTAGGTACCCTCCAAAACCGTGCATCAATTAAACGTTTTATGTAACGCCTTGTTATCATTGCGTTATGTCGCTCGCGTCATGGTGCATCAATACTGAATTTAGTGTGCATTAGTTCCGTTAGTACCGGTACTAAGAGTTTACAAACCATCATATTTAAAAATGACGTCAAAACGCGAAAGAAACTGACGTCAAAATTAAGTTACGATAATCTACAGGCTCAAAGTGACGTCAGTTCTCATGCCGCACTGACGTCACTTTCAATCCATTCATCACCTGGATCAATCAATTCGACGTCAATTTGGTCCGCACGTTCTGTAATGAGTGACGTCAAAAACCGCGAGAACGGGCGTCGGTCGCCCATCATGGTTTTTGTCGCGTGCAGCCGCCGTATCTCATCGGGTGAGAGCGTGATCTGTATGCGAGCCATCTTCCAAACTCCCTCGCGCGAGTTTATAGTTCCTGTATGTTATCATATATACCAGGGAACGCGCGATGCCCCAGATCACCCGGCTACAGTTAGATCAACTGGTCGAGAACGTCTGCCTCAGCTCCGATACCGACATTCGATCCCAAGGCGACGCACCGGCCGAGCTGACCGCTGAACTATCGCTCCTGACCAAGCTCTGCGCCCACGATGCATGGAAGGAAGTTGCTAACCAAATCGGTGCCAACCCTAGCGAACCGACACTGACACTAGACCAAGGTGACCTAGTTACCATGATGCGCTCGCTGTTCCTGTCGAGGTTCCAACCGTCACTCAGCACCACAAAAGCAATCAACTAGGGATTACTTGTGCTATAGTTAAAAACACACATTTTTTACTTGACAATTACAGTAAAAGTTGGTATAATACTGGCATAATAAAAAACACCGCAAGAAACGATAGCGAAAGCGACGGGTTAGTACCAGTACTAACCCGTAATTATAGGAGCTATGGACTATGGCCAAACGACACAACGACGCCCTCGCGATCAGCATGGGCGCTTGCAACCCGTCGGGCATCGCACTGTCTATCGTGGATGCGTGCCGGGAAATCCGCGACGAACCAAACTACGGCGGCACTGACATGCTCACTTCCGATCCGGCAGTGAAGCTCATGGTCAGCCAGCTATCGTTCATCGTGGGCAACGGTGAGATGGGGCTCGATCAGTACAACCATTGCATGGTTGTCTGTCGGGCGCATCGTGACCTTAGCGATGGCTCTCGCACGGTTAGTACCGGTACTAAGATGATGGATGACACCCAGCCCAACCTCATCGGCATATACTGGTGAAGGGGGACTTAAACAATGATGACAATTGAAGAGTTCAAGCTGGCTTTGATGGATGTCGAGACAAGAGACGCCTGTTGGATCAAGGCCATCATCGCGGTGATGGTCTGTGGTTCGATCGGAATGCTGGGCTTCAACCCGGACTTCTGGTTCACGCTGGGGTTCGTACTGGGCGCGCTCTTCGGCGGGATGGGACTAGCGAAGCGTAATTAAACAAACCAAACCATGAAAGGATGGATGGACATGACTGCATATCGTTCCTATTGGACTGGCCTACTCAAGCTCTCACTCGTGACAGTTCCGGTGAAGTTGTACTCTGGTACAACCGAGCGCGAGAAACCCAAATTCCACCAGATACACGAACCATCAGGAGAAAGAGTAAGACAGCAGCTCGTGGTTCCTGGTATCGGTCCTGTCGAGAGGTCCGATATCGTGAAGGGCTACGAGTACGCCAAGAACCAGTATCTCACCATCGCACCTGAAGAGCTGGCGTGCCTCAAGCTCGAGACCACCGACACGCTGGACCTGGTTCAGTTTGTTGATGTGGATGATGTTCATGCAAATGAACAATACGTGGGTGATCCGATGTTCCTTGCGCCCGACGGCAAGGCAGGCGCCGAGGGGTACCGCGCTATCAGGGATGCGCTCGCCAACTCCGGCACAGCCGGAGTTGGGCGCGTGGTGATCTCTCAGATCGAGCGCACGGTTCTGGTGCGCCCGTACCTCAACGGGCTTTTACTCAACGCCCTCAGGTACCAGGACGAGGTTAAGGACGCGGGTAGTATATTTGAAGGTGTTGACGATGATCCCGTCGAGGACGGGATCATCGCGATGGTGACCTCGCTTATATCATCTAAATTAAAACCACTCGATATCACCGCGTTCAAGGACACCTACCAGGACGCGGTGCGCGAGTTGATCAAAAACAAGCTGGATGGCGTTGAGATCACCGCGCCCGCTCCCAAGAAGCAGGCGCAGGTGGTGAACCTGATGGACGCGCTCAAGCAGTCGCTTGCTTCTGTTACCAAACCCAAGAAGCGCGCGGCTTAGTACCGGTACTAAAGGACAAGACGGTGAGTGTCCATAACAACCCCGTCAGCCGGTGGGCGTTTAGGGAACGATGCCGCGACCGGCAACCAACATGGAAAGGATGGACATGAGTGCATTTGTTGTGAGTAACGAGACGATCCACCGCTGCGTGAGCGCGTTGGCACCGCCCGATCCGCATTGGGTCGAGAAATGGGCCGAGTACAAAGAACACAACGTGCGGCTGCAGCAGGGGAAGCGTACACGCAAGATCATCAATCCTGTCGACTGGCAGGCGGTGTGGCGCACCCTTGAAACCGCTGGGCAGAAGCTCGGTCGGGATTTGCTCAAGCTGAACTGCGACGCGGTGGTGCAGCGCTACCCTTGTGACCACCACGACATGACCCAGGATGAGCAAGGCAGGTGGTACTACGAGACCTACACTTACCGGCCAGTCAACGGTACGCCAATCGAGAAGCTCAAGGCGCTCGACTGCCTGATCTACCAGTGCAGCGAGGGCGACGTGCCAGAGACCGAGTTATATAAGCGGCTCGTCAAGGTAAGTGACGAGCTGCACGCCGAGATCGCAAAGACGATACCATCGCAGATACCCGAGGGCGCGATCCCAGTCTTTGCCTACGCCAACCCGGAGAAGCCCGATCCGGTGCGCAGCACGGCGGCTTACAACAAGGCGCCGTGGGATTGGAGGGAGTGAACGATGAGCAAACTCACATACTCGGACGGCAGGCCTTTGGTCCTGCCCAAGACCGGCTTCTCGATCGAGGCCTACGGGCTCACCATCGAGGGCATGCCGGGCTTTTATCCGGCGCTGGTCATCATCGACTACCTGACCGAAGAGTACATCGCGCATGAAAAGGTCGGTGACACTAGCTACCCGACCGAACAGCAAGCCGTCGACGCGGCGCAGCGCGAATTGGACAGCTACAATGAGTAAAGATGAACTCGCAGCGATCCTCGACCTTACCCTCGCGGTCAGGCAACTGACCAGGGAGTTCGAGCAGCTGTCGATAGACTGTCACCGCATCGCCAACGCCCTAGAGAAACCGTCTCCTGGTTGGAGACGTGCGCTTGACGAGTTCAAGGGCGCGGTCTCCCGCATCCCCACCAGCATTAGGACGAGGTTCTAATGACCACCACTATCATCAGCGATAGTGGCTGGTGGAAGGCCACCCTCGACGTACGCGACGATGGCGTGCACGTCGCGTTCTGGCACTACGACGGCGCCGGCTGGTCGCGGCGTCACCGGGACGTGCTGCACGCACCACTGCATGCGGTGCGTGACGAGGTGAGCATACGCGTGAACCAACTCAAACGCGAGGTATGGACGAAATGATGGTACCCCGACACAAATGGGAAGTGACGTTCCAGGACAAGGACGATAACTGGTGCTGGTACTGGACCGAGCCGATGACCTTTCGCGAAGCGGTGCTCGACGCCCTTGGCAAAGAGCAGCGCCATTTCCGCAACTGCGATCTCATTGCCATTCGCAGTGAGAGTGAACTCAAACAGGAAAGGAAAGCAGCATGAACCGATCGAACTTGTGTAATTGTGGTTCTGGTGAGCCGAAGCGGCCAGCCTGTGATGCGCGCGGCATCTTTGTTGCGTATGTCTGCGACGCCTGCGAGCAGGAGAAGCTTTCAGGTTATCGTCGCGATGTTTTCACCAACCCCAACTACTGGCACGACGAGCCAATCGACGAGTGCTAATATTATAGCACCCGTATTTTAGTACGCGTACTAACCAAACCAGAAAGGACGTACTCAGATGGACATCACCCGTGCAAAAGAATACCTGCTGCGCACCCACCTCGCCGGTCTCGTAACCGGCGAGCGTCCGGGTGCAATCGTGATGGAGAGCCCGCCGGGCATCGGCAAGACCGAGGCCGAGTTCCAGTACTGCGAACAGTTATGTTTGGCGATCAACCAGCCGGTCGGGTTGGTGCAATTTATGTTAGCCACCATCACCTCGCCAGACGTTCGAGGTTTCATGATCCCGACCAAGAACCCGGCTGGAGGAATACCGTTGACGGTATTCTCCCAGCCACCGTGGTTCCCGGCGCGCATGAACGTGTTCGTCGTAGCACCCACAAACAATCCTCTTGATCCTGTCCAGTGGTACTCCGAGGGTGAGTGGGAGGGTGAGCTGCCCGAGGTCGGCGTCGTGTTCCTCGACGAGTGGGGCCAGGCGGACGAGGACGTTAAGAAGCCGGCAGCAGAATTGTTGTTGAACGGTAATGTGGGGACGTGGCGCCTGCCCAAGACGTGGCGTGTGAGTGCTGCGACGAACAGAGTCACAGACCGATCCGGCGTGATGCGCGAGCTGATGTTTGTGGTAAACCGCCGATCTTTGGTGAAGGTCGAGCCGAGGTTAGACCCTTGGTTGGGCTGGGTCGAGACGCAGCGCGAGCACAAGCGCCCGCACTACCTGACCGTCTCGTTCGCCCGCTCCCACCCAGGAGTAGTTTTTAGGGAAACTGTTCCTGATGGATCGGACCCGTTCTGCACCCCGAGATCATTGGTCCGCATGGACAAAGATCTTAGGGCGATCCGCTCCGATGAAGATCGCATCGCCAACAAGATGCCGGACATGGACACCGATCCGCTGGCGCTCGAGGTGGCAGCGGGGTGCATCGGTAGTGGCAGTGCCGGGCAGTACATGGCGCACCTAAAGTACGCCGACCAGCTGCCGGACGTTGATGACATCATCAACGATCCTGAGGGCGCTAAGCTGCCACGCGGCCAGGACGGGCAGATGGTGTGCGCCTACATGCTCGTCGAGCATATCGGTGAAGACACGGCGGGGCCGTTCCTCAAATACATATCCCGCATGCACAAGGACATGGGGATCATGGCGGTCACCACCATCAACGCGGACCCGAAACGTGCACGTTTCGTGTACCCCACACCGGAATATAGAGAATATCAAAGGAAAAACAAAAACGTGCTGATCGCGGCCAACGGTTAGGAGGCGAGATGGCCGAACCAAAATACACGCTGGTGCGTCACAGCGCCTGGACGGCGGCGGGGTTTGGACAGTTCGAGCATGCGGTCGAACTGTGCTCCGTCGAGCCCAAACAACTCACGGCGATAGCACGCGCCGGCGGGCTGATCTTCAACACCTACACCGAGGCGTCCGATCGCGAGGATGCCGAGAACTACCCGGAAGAGGTGAAGGGCCTCATACCCTACGCACGAGGCAAGTTTAAGATCGTGGGCAACCTCGATCTCTACATCCCTTAGTACCAGTACTAACAGAAAGGACATAGTACATGAACGATGTATCTAACATTCCGATGAACGTCACCAGCACCGACCTGGACAAGGCAATCCAGGAAGCGGCGCTCCTGGCCCACGTCAAGATCAGCGTGTGGGCGGGTACGCGTACCGATGCCAGCGTCCTCGAGCAGCTCAAGCAGCAGCACGGCGCAACCGGCGACGTGGGGCGGATGGTGAAGAACACAATGGCCGGCGCCGACGCTCCGTTGAAGGCGACCAACAGTGCATTCCAGGCGGTACGAACGCACCACTACTCGTTGACCTTGCCCTGGGTCTCGGACCAGAACGCCAACCGACAAACTGGGCCTAGATTACTCCCGCACCACCTCTTTCAACGTTATCTCACAGAGATAGGTACGTTGAAGCGTGAGGCGATCGCCAAGCTCGACGAGTTCATGCCTGAGTATCCTTCGCTCGTACAACGAGCCAAGGCCAACCTCGGCGGCATGGCCGATGCGATCTATCCAAGCGAGGACGAGGTCCGAGCTTCCTTTAGAATACATCAAGATTTTGAACCAATACCGGACGGTACGGGTTTTCGGGGTCTACCCGAGAACGTGATCGAGCGGCTGTCGCATCACCTCAACCGCCGGCAGCAAAACCAGATCACCATCGCGACCGGTGCGATGTGGGACGAGGTGAAGGAGCGGGTCTCGCGGCTAGTCGACCGACTAGCCGACGAGGACAACAAGTTCAAGGAGGCGAGCGTGCGCAATGTACGGGAACTCGTAACCTTGCTGCCCGGGTGGAACATCACCAACGATCCGCGCGTGGTCGAAGTGACCAACGCTATCCAGACGATGCTCGATGGCGTGGAAGCGGTGGACCTACGTAAAGATACTAAACTGCGCGCTGCCACCGCCAACGACGCCAAGAAGATCACGGATAAGTTAGCGAAGTGGGGGATCAAATAATATAACAGCTATAGGAAAGGATGGACAAAATGAGACAGCTACCAACACGCGTCGACCTGACGCCAGAGCAGGACGAAATGATGGTCGCGGCACGCGTCGCGTTCTACAAAGCCTGCCCGTTCTTCTGCAGCTTCTACTATGACCAGCTGCAAGAGTACCCCACACTCGGGGTACCGACCGCCGCCACAGATGGGCGGCGGGTGTTCATCAACCCGGAGTACGTGTTTAAGTTACGTATCCAGGAGATCGTGTTCGTCATCGCGCATGAAACCTACCATGCCGTGTGGCGCCACGTTATCCGCATGAAATACTACATGCGCGAGAAATTTATCGAGAGCCTGCCGTTCGATCCGGAGTTCTTCAACACCTGCGCGGATTACGTCATCAACGCCGATCTTCTTGACCTAAAAATAGGTCAAATGAACCCGAACTGGTTGCACCACCCCGAGGTCAACGGCAGTGACCTTGTAGAAGAGGTCTACGTCAAGCTCTGGGTCGCACCGCCACCGCCACCTCCTGGTGGCGGTGGCCAGTGTGAGGGTGAGGGTGAGGGTGAAGGCGGTAGCGGCGGGGGTAGTACCGGTACTAACCCCAACCTCCCGAAGCCCAGCGTGTACGGAAAAGGATCGCGGCCAGACCACGATGCTAAAGACGGGCGGTTCGACGAGCTGCTGGAACCGTTTCGGGACCCCGTTAGTGGTAAGGAAGACATTAGCGACGAGGTGGTGTTTAAGGAGGCGGTTGCTCGCGCCGAGCAAGCGGCGAAGGCAGTGGGTAATATGCCAGGGAGCTTACAACGTCTCGTTGATCAGATCCTCGAACCGCAGGTGGACTGGAAGGAGCACGTCCGCATGCTCATTACAGGAAAGGTAGGTAACAGAAGGGAGACGTGGTTAAGGCCAAATCGTAGGAGATTGGTGCTCAATCCGATCGTCATCATGCCGGGCAAGCAGGGTCACGGCTGCGAGCTGGTCGCGGTGTGGATCGACAACTCGGGATCGGTCGGTAAGAACGAATACAACGCGTTCTTTAGCGAGGTAGGCGGTATTATGAACGACGTGCGCCCCAAGCGCATGTTCGTCGGATGGTGCGATGCGAAGGTGCAGCGCACGGCCTGGGTCGAGTCGCTCGACGAGGTGTTCGACCGGTTCTACGAACCGACACCGGGCGGCGGCGGGACGAGCTTCATCCCACCGTTCGCGTATATGATCGAGCATGAGATCAACCCCGAAACCCTAGTGTACCTGACCGATATGATGGGGCCGTTCCCCAGGCAGGCACCAGACTACCCGGTAGTTTGGTGTGCAAGTACAGCACATGTGGGACCGTGGGGCGAGACGGTGAGGATCAGGGTGTGAGCCTCTACCGCATCACCACCCGCAATGGAAAGTTCTGCGGCGGGATCGTGACCAGCATAAACAAGGTAGGTCACGAGATCGTCGTCGAGACCGCGCCATGTTTTGGCTACATGCGCGGTTGGGGCATTAAGCGGGTACGCGAGAACTGTTTGCGCTACTCGAACAAAATAGAAAGGATGGACTGACATGCCAAATTGGGTTCCAAGTTCCAATCATATCGACGACTTCAAGCGAGCGATTGGTAGTTTGACCACCACCGCAATTGCGGTGGTGGAACAGGGGTTTCCGTTGACGGTCGAGGAAGTCGAGGCCTGCACGACCCCCGCAAAGGTACGGGGGTTGTACGACCAGATCAGGCAGCTTGGTTTCACCTCGGTGCAATCGACCAACAACATCACGATGGTGCTCGACCGCGAGCATGGTGCCTCGCGGGCCATCGGCGTTCGGGTGTTCCTGCCGCGACAGATCTATTTCTCGTTTGAGGAACAGATACAGATACACCACGACATGGAGGTTCGCACGGTCAACAAGAACCGGTTGCCGTTCGACACCGGGGCGCTGCCATCCGAGAGGGTGGCGGCGCTGATCAAATGGGCGGAAGCTGCCGTGTATGAGCGGCGCCGGTGTGCTCTTACTGTGACGATGGTGACCAGCTATATCGACCGGCTTGGCGAGAGTATTTCGATTGCCAAGATGGTCGCGCGCTGGCCGGTGCTGCGTGCCGTCTGCCAGGCCGTTCAACCCGCCCAGTATGCACGCAAGGCCAGTACCTGGGGCGACCGGGTGCGCCAGCTGCCCGAGAACCTTAAACGCTGGGAGTGGCCGGTGTGGGGCGAGGAAGCCGAGTGGCGCATGACCCGGCGAAAGCGCATGATGATCGCAGAAGAGGTACTTCTGGCGGCGCTGACGATGACGCGCCCGACCTCAACAGCCGGTACCGTTCGAGCGGAAGTGTGCGCCTGGGAGAGACTCGACGGATTGGAGGTTTGACCGTGCCCCTCGATACCCTGACATGGTTGTTGCGCTGCGGCGAGCGTCACGCCCGCCGCGTCTTGTTGAAAGACGCGGCGGACCAGATGATGCCGTTCTATCATCTTGTTACCCCTGAGAAACAAGATGTCGTACTCGCCTGCGAGTGGGACAGCCTCGACGAGAAGCTGGCGGCGATGGCAATCGCAAAACATACCGCGCACGATCTGCATGCCACGGCGGCGCTGTTTGTCACCGAGGCCTGGGTGGTTAAGAGGAAACTGGACGGTGTACCCAACACAGAGTGGCACCGGCGCCGTTTTAAAGAGATGCTGCAAGATAATACGCCACCCATGGAGCACCCGGATCGGATCGAGGTGGTCGCGATGTTCGCCACCGACGGCAAGGACACCCGATCCATAATTTTACAAACTATTAGAGATAAACCGGGAGGCAAAATCATCGCGCTCGTCAAGGACCTAAGCTACCAGGACGACGACTACAAGCTAACCGGCCGGATGATCGACGGACTGATCGAGCATCCGGGAACGTGAGCGCAAATGAAAATCGACCCAACCACCGCAGGCCTGTGGGCGACAGCCATCACGTTGGGGGTGTTGCTCTGGTTCTTCGGCTATCTCGGATAACCGTAGCGGTTTGACTTGTTTTTATAGCAGCGATAATCTCCCCCGAGAAACGTTAGTACCGGTACTAAACAACTCGGAGGACAGAGCATGGCGGCAGTAGTGCATCTGCGACCGACCAGCCTGGCGGTCGCTCGGCGTGTCCAGAACTACCGGTTCGAGGACGGCATCGACCCGGCGATGCAGGAACTCTGTGATCTAATAATCCAGAGCGGCCTGTCGATCCACGAGATCACCAAGCGGGTCAGGAGCGTCAGCAGCGGCCAAGTGAATACCGGCTGGGGTACCATCGACAACTGGCTGAGCGGCAAGACCAAACGCCCGCAGAATTTCACCATGACCTGGGTTGGGTACGCGCTTGGCTTCGAGCGTGCGTGGAAGAAGATATAGGGCCAGAGAATTGGGCCTGGGTGGGAGGGTGGAATTAGATGACAGATCTGTTGCGTGCCAGGATCAACGAGAAAGCTTTTAGGGAATTGGTAGCAGGTCGCGTTGCCAAGCTCGAGACCCGCCACGGTGCCGAGCTGGCCGTCGAGGTGATCCTCGAAGATATCGGTTGGTCTAAGATACTTATGGCAATCCATGATGCGATAGGTGAGAAAAAAGATGGGTGAACAACGCCGCCGCCAGTTCTATCGCCAAGAACTAACCCAACGCCTCGGCGACGCGCCGGTCGAGGAAGCATACTACGCGAAGATGAATGCCGTTGCCCAGGCGATCGACCAGTTCTTTAATGGTGACACCAAGGGTCCCGATCGTGAGGTCGGCTTCGTGCTAATGGTGTTCCCCTATGGCGACTTCGAGGGGCGCGTCAACTACATGAGCAACGGTGCAGACCGGCAGGACGTGGTCACGCTGATGAAGGAAATGATCGCACGGTTCGAGGGCCAACCCGAGGTGAAGGGTTCGGCATGAACCTACGTCACTACATGGGCTACATTGGGATGTTCACCCGCGATCAGGCCGAGGGTGCGATCCCCAACGGGGCGCGCATCGTGAAATCTTTCACCGAGGAACACGACGCGAACCCGGTCGGCACGCTGGGCACGGTTCTCGGTTCGATCGAGGCACCACCTGGGGTGACAGGATACCCGGACAAGTTCTTTTACTTTGTCGAGTGGGACCCGTCGCCGCGACTGGCGGTAGGCGTCAGGGCCGCTAAGATCGCGGAGGTAAAAGAAAACACATGATCCCATTTATCGGTTGCCCACACTGTCGTGGCATCAGGTTCGTGGCGGGTCCGCGCGGCGGTGCCTCACAAAACGTCACCTGTTGCCACTGTTCGGCGCGGTATAACCTGGTGATCCCACCGCTCCCCGGTCCTCTTCTGTTGTTGGAGGAATTGAGCGCGCCGACTGGTGAGCGCGCCGAAGTCCGAGGCAGGGCTTACATCATTGAGTTGATCCCCGATGATGACTGAGACGATCCCTACGCCGCTCTTGGTTGGACCAGCCGAGATCGCCGCGCTGCAGCAGCTGCGCGAGGCTGCAGCCAAGGCGCCGGTCAACATGACCGAGCTACAATTGGCCGGGTGGCGCAGCCGCTGCAAACGCCAGCACATACGCCAGATGAACACGCAGACGATCCAAATACCGTTCGCGTTCTTCGTCACCTTCTTGATCGAGACCCACCACCCCAACGGCAACACCACCCGGCACATGTCGATGTCGGTTAAGCGCGAGGGGCGCTTGCCCCATCCAGACGGGGTCTGGATGGTTGCCAAGGAGCTAGGGTTCATCGGTTCGCTCGAACAGTGCGACGCAGTCTACATAGAGAAGCTGAGCGACGGCGGCGACGCGGTCAACGTAGTGCAGATTATATCTGCACCCGAGGCAGGACGCGCATGAAGCTGACGCCCCAAGAACACCTTATCCTGCGCAGCTACCTTGCAACTGCTACGCTGCGCATCCAGGAGGAGTTCAGCAGCACGCACACACCGAACGAGTTCATACCGGAGTTTGTCGCCGCGTTGGTTTCGCTGGCACGTTCGATCTCGATAGACAGTATGGGTGCGAGCGAAGAGGAGTTCCTCGAGATCGTCAACACTGCTTTTGATGAGAGGCCCACCCATTAGTACCGGTACTAAGGCCACCCTGTTGACGCTTTGGATTTTGGTAGCGCCCGCGTTCTGTGCGTGGGCCACGTTAAAATTACGCTGGTCGTTCCGCGAGCAGTGCGAGGTCTGTGCGCTGGTCGGGATACTGATCGGTATGGGTGCAGCGATTGTGGTCAACCATGTTTTTTAACCCCAGGGAAAGGTCCACCGCCTTGCTCTGGGTAGGGCCGGGAGAGGGCCGGTCTGGAAGGGAGGGGGATGCACTTCGGGAGACGTGCGCCCCCTCCTTTTTCTGGTGTAGTTTTTATAGGAGTGCTAATATCGAGCCATGATCGTCGCCGGCGATTATGAGACCTATTACGACAAGGAGTACTCGCTCTCGAAGATGAGCGAGGTCGAGTACATCCTCGACGCGCGCTTCCAGGCGATCATGCTTTCGTTGAAGGTTGGGAACCAACCTTCCGAAATCCTGATCGGCGAGGACCAGATCGCCTCGCGTCTGGCGACGCTCGATTGGGAGAACGTGGCGTGGCTTTCGCACAACACACGCTTTGATGGCTCAATCCTGGCGTGGCATTTTGGGTATGTACCCAAAATGTACCTGTGCTCGCTGAGCATGGCGCGCGCCACGACGCACTGGACGATCGGCAGATCCTCGCTGGCCAAGCTGTCGGAGTACCTCGGGCTACCTCCAAAGGGCGATGAGGTTTTAAAAGCTCAGGGCAAGCGCCTGGAGGACTTCACTCCCGAGGAACTCCAGGCCTATGCCGATTATTGCATACGCGATAATGAGAATGCCCGCGCCGCGTTCGACATCATGCGGCCAATCTTCGGAACCAACGAGCTGATACTGATCGATCTTATCATGCGGATGTTCATCCTGCCGCAGGTCCAGCTCAACACCGAGGTGCTACAGCAGAACCTCGCCGACGTCATCGAGCGAAAGCAATTGGTGATGGCCGACGTCGAGAGCATCCCGAAGGAAAACTTCTCCAGCAACATCCAGTTCGCTGAGCTGCTCGAAGCCAATGGCGTCGAGGTGCCGAAGAAGGTCTCACCAACCACGGGGGAGGAAATCCCGGCGCTGTCGAAGAACGACTGGGACTTCAAGGAGCTGCTGATGGATGACAGCCTGCCATTGCATGTCCAGGCGATCCTGGCGGCGCGCGTCGCAGTGAAGAGCACGCTCGAAGAGACCCGCAGCGCCAATCTGCTCAGGTTGTCGCGAATAGATTGGCCGACGCAGGGCAGGGGCTGGGCGCCGGTACCCTTAAAATATTCGGGCGCGAGGACGCACCGCCTGTCGGGCGACGGCGGTCTCAACTGGCAGAACTTCATGCGCGGATCGTTGATCCGGCAGGCGATCGAAGCGCCGCCTGGTCATCGAGTGGTGCACCGCGACGCCTCGCAGATCGAGGCGCGCATGACCGCGTGGCTAGCCAGGTGTGAACCTCTACTGCACGCCTTTAAAGATCCAACTCGCGATCCCTATTCCGAGTTCGCCACGATCGTCTACAACCGCGAGATTACCAGGGAAGATAAATTAGAGCGCTTTGTCGGCAAGACTGGCGTGCTGAGCCTGGGCTATGGCTCCGGGCCACAACGGTTCCGGCAGATGCTGTTTATCGGCAATGGCGGGATCAGCCTTAGGGTCCACCTCGAGGAAGCCGCCCGCATCGTCTACACCTACCGCGACGTGTTCCCCGAAATCCCGCATCTGTGGGCCTACGCCGGCGAGCTGCTGATTAAGATACTCAAACTAACGCGGCGTTCAACGGCGCGACGCCGGTCGATCACCCCCGAGCTGTACTCCCACATCCCGGTCAAGCCGGAGTACGACAGCCTATTGTTACCGTCGGGGTTGCGCATCTGCTACCCAAACCTGCGGCACAACGAGAACGAGTACGACACCGGCCTGGTGTACGACGATCCGTACTCGAAGGCGCAGCGCAAGATCTACGGCGCGAAGGCGGTCGAGAACATATCTCAGGCACTGGCACGGATCATCGTCACCGATATCGCGGTTAGGGTGCGTACCATGACCGGGTACCATCCGTTCCTAACCACCCACGACAGCCTCGATTACTGTGTACCGGACGTTGAAGCAGAGGAAATGGACGCCGAGCTGGAGCGCCAGTTCGCGCTGGTGCCCGAGTGGGCGCCCGGCCTACCACTGGCGAGCGAGGGCGGCTGGGGCCGCACGCTGCGTGACGCCGAGAAGATGGTGAATGCATGAGCATCATCAAGCCTCGACGTGTTCTCCATTGTATTGTTTGCGGCGTGTTAATTGGTGACAGTCGCAGCAAGTCCGCGAAGACTTGCGGAAATACCGAATGCGATAAGGAGGTTCATAAGTGGGCGTTAGCGAGGTGGCTAGCACGGCATCCTCGGCGCGGTAATTACCCACCTATATACACTAACTGCTGTATTTGTGGTACGACGTTTCGGAAAACCGGTAATCAGAAAACCTGTAGCGTAGAATGTAGGGTTTATTATTACAAATGCCTAAATTACAACGGTAAGCAACGCACGCGCAAACAAGGGTATTGTGTTTACTGCGGCACCATTCTGCAAAATACCAAGTACTCAAAGCCACGCCGTTTATGCAGTGAAGCATGTCGGACTAAACGAAACCATTTAATGTGCTCAGCGCGCGCCCGACGTGACACTGCTCTAGCCAACCTTATACGAGAGTTTGGCATTTCGTTCACACTAGAGTCCACAGCCGCCCAAGCCCTAAAGGAGATCATCCCCCATGCTGAGTACCGAACGCTATCCTGGCAAGACCGGCGCTAAACGTCAGTCCTTTGCCGCCGCAAACCCGCGCGATGTTCTACTGCGTGTTATCAAGCGGAGTGAAGATGAGGAAGATGCTCGCCATAAATGTTGGAGTGTCGTTTCTAAAGACCCAAACTTAATCCGTACCATCTATGAGTACTGGTTTGGAAACAACTACCAAAGTGCTGTTCGCGAGACGCGCGGACAAAAAAAGAAACGGCGGACCAAGGCTGAAATCGCAGCAGACGTTGAACAGATGCGTGCTCATGTCGATCGCCACATCGAGTACAAGGTCTCGATCAAGCTGCTGAATATGATAATGCCAAGCGGTAAATTCCTCGCTGACTCGACGCGTGAGGAACTAGCGCCGCTAAGTGGATGGGTCGAGCGTATCGTTGATCGTCTACAACCCGGTCAGACCGTCGCGCAAGCTGGTCTGACAGAGCGCGATCTCCGGTCGTTGTACCATGTTTAGTTGGAGCTACTCACGCCTCAAGAACTTCGAGACGTGCCCGAAGCGTCACTACCACTACGACGTGGCGAAGGACACGATCGACGGCGACAGCGAGGCGCTGCAGGAAGGCCACCGAATGCACAAGGCCTTTCAAGTAAGAGTAGCAGCAGGAATTAAGTTACCCCTTGGGTACGTACAGTACGAACCGTTAATATCTAAATTAGCGGATGCACCAGGTCTCAACTACGCCGAGCAGAAATTAGCACTAGATGCTAATTTCAAGCCAGCGAGCTGGCGCGGCGCGGCGTGGTTCCGCGCGGTCATCGACTTCTGCAAGGTGCGTGAGAAGAGCGTCATCGTGGTCGACTACAAATCAGGAAAACCACAAGAAGATGATACACAGCTGGCGTTGCAGGCTGCCACCGTGCTGCACCACCTCGACAAGATCGAAAGCGTCAAGTCCGCGTTCCTGTTCACCGCATTCGATAAGCTGGTATCACGCGACTACACACGCGACGACCTGGCGCGGATATGGGCCAACGTCCTGCCACGGGTCCAAAGACTCGAAGCTGCACAAACCAATCAGGAGTACCCGCCCAAACCGAGCGGGCTTTGTATCAAGTACTGCGGCGTGACATCCTGCCCCTATCATGGTGTCGGGAGCCGGTGATGGCAGACCAGTTTATCATTCGTTGGGAAGATGCCCACCAGGAGCCGCAGGTCGCGCCTAACCCAAACTACCCCAATGGGATCGACCTCGATCTGACGACGGTGGGCATGCCGTCCTGCGAGACGGCGCTGCCCTACCCAGCCAAGCGGATTGGCATGTACTTCATTACCTGCATCAAGTGCGGGTTGCGCTTAGGTGTGACGACGGCTGGGCGGCCCGATGATCCGCGTTCGGTCAGGGTTTCCTGCAAGACAGAGTTTGGCAGGGCGTGATGGTCGCGTCCTACGACGTCTCGATCCACGAGCTGATCCGGAAGCAGGTGCCGCAACGGTTGTTGGAGCAAGGGTTGGACTTTGCGCTGATGACCGACCCCTACCATCTGCGTACCGTGGCGCGCTTCATAGTACGAAATCATTTAACGCAAGTAGATCAGGCGTTGCCAGAGATCGTCCTAGAGCGTCTCAAGATCGACGGTCGGTTCATCGCCTGCAAGATACCCGACTGGTATATCTCCCACCTATGTACGATACCAATATGAGAACCACCTCCGAACGCACGATCAAGTTCCGCATCAAGGCCGTGCTCGATAAATATAGGAGCTGTTGTTATTATTTTATGCCGGTGCCCGGCGGGTACGGCAGGCAGACCCTCGACTATCTGGGGTTCGTCTGCGGCAAGGGGTTCGCGATCGAGGCCAAGCGCAGCGACGGTAAGCCGACGCCGCGCCAGGAGGTGACGATCGCGCAGATCGGGGCCGCCGGGGTGCCGGTCTTTGTCATCAAGGACGAGGACAGCCTCGACGTATTTAAAAATTGGATAAGGGAACAAGTGGATGGGC